GCCAAATTCCTTCGTGGTTGACATTTAGACAACAAAATTGTATAGTGAAATTAACAAGGATAGAAAACAGCATGCTGTAACAAAAAAGGTTTTTCTGGAGTCGCGACCAGGAAAACCTTTTTTGCGCTTTTCAATAAACTTATGAGTTGAAATAATTATTATAGTAAACTGACTTTGGATGGAATCCCAAAGCTTGACGTATCGAGGTATCTTTTATGTCACCCACGCGGGATTAAACAGCTACTCTCGTTTAATGAATTCTAAAACAAATTACGAGAAGGAAAGACCCATTATAAGCCTTCTCAATGGCATTTTCAGTCTCTCTTGTCAGGTTACACGCCTTATTGAGAAACAAAGCGTCTCAAACGCTCGCCATTTATTTTGCACAGTTTTCTCTGACCCGTGTAAGGAGGTATGTGCATGGGAAAGGTAAGTCTCCATTCAGAACATTGAAGGAGAAGTAGCGAATAAATAGTGAATATGTTCCTAAGTGAAAATGAAAAGGCAAGACCGAAAATAATCCTTTTCTGTGAAATGAGAGCGGTGATCAAGCGCCCAAAACCATATCACTTATTTTACGAGGGTATGTAATTACAAAGCCTCGCTAACCCGGAAAAATTTTGTTGACCGCATAATAAGCATCAAAGCTTACAAGGGCATTATTTAAAGGGAAGGGAGACGCATCTACCCTTCCCTAAGTGCAAGCCGAAGCAGTGCACCGCAATTATTATTCAGGCTACATGTCACCCATAGTAAGACTGTGATGGGATTCACCCTACATAAACAGCTTGAGTAGCAAAGGTCTTACCGACATGTTTAGCCCGATAATAGCCATTTACCTATCTCCTTAAGATACAGACATCCGAGTTAACCTCGCACCCTCATAAATGACCATTATCCGACTAACCACAATGACCAGTTGTAGTTTTGAAGTCGAACTTAATGCTTTTGTTCGTTTGAAAGTGAGAATAGACATGTTTAGAAAAAGCTTCTTCCACGCAAGGGCAATACCCCGTTAATATCCACTTATCCGAAACCCTGGCATTCCAAGTCCTCAAACAAATGAGTATTAGCGGAGAACTGATATCCCACATATCAGTAAACAGCTTATTATCGACGACACCCCCATGCCATCAATAAAAGAACTCTAATTAATAAACCAGGAGATGAACACATGTAAAAAGAGGGGAGGGCGACAATTTCCTCCATAACATCTAACTCTGCCACTTTTAGGAGCATAAGCTCTATGTGACATGACAAAGCGTGCAGGAAGCCTTTCCTGTCGTCCTCATTAATTTTATTAAGCTTTTACTGCGTCTTTTAGTGCTTTAGCAGGCTTAAATTTCACTACTTTTGAAGCAGGGATTTCGATTTCCTCACCAGTTTGAATATTTCTCCCTTTACGAGCTGCACGTTCACGAACTTCAAATGTTCCAACTCCAGGAATCTTGATTGATTCACCTTTTGCCAATGTTTCTGAAAGCACTTTAAACACTCCCTCTACATTAGGCGTGGCTTCTTTCTTAGTAACTCCTAATTCGTTTGCAACTGCTCCAACAAATTCTATTTTGTTCATGTTTTAATTCCTCCTAGTGATTTTGTTTATTTTTGTGTTAAAGTATAATTACGGTAACGTTTGTGCTTTTTTTGAAAAATGGGAGACGTACTCACCCTTATATGTGGAAATTAGCTTTCTTTCTCCCTTATGGCGATTATCTCAAAAGGGGCTTTCAGACCAGTCGTATCAAGGGTTCAAGGCACTTTTTTTGTTATACTTTTTTCGGTAAAATCGCTGTACCCCTTGTGGGAGTAAGGCTCATGGTACTTTTATTACCGTTACACATTTTGATTTCTAAATCGAATGACACGTTCCTTTGTTTTTTGTTTATTCCTCTTAACTGTACATTTCCCACAGAAAAGTTTCTTGCTTGTTTTAGCCCTAAATAGCGTTTTACAATCACTGCAAACTCTTAGTGTTTTCAGGTTGTGTGTTAGATTATTTAATATACAAGCACCGAAACATTCCCACAGTGTCGATTTGAACTTACTCTTCTTTTTATACAGATACTTAATCAGAACATCAGCAACATATTGTTCGTCTTCATGTATCTTCAGCAATCTGTCTTTGATAACCTTATAAACATAAAGTTTTTGTCCAGGCTTAATGTCTTCATCATTCATGAGCCATTTCTTGTTTTGGTCTAATCGTTTGTACTCACTAATAATTGCCTCGTCCAACTTAATCTCTTTGTTCTTGAGCAGGAAGCGATAATCGAACTTCCCTGCAACAGCTGCAAAATTAATTCGGTCAGAGGGGATAATGGAGTCTAACTTGTTTACTGTGCTTTCATTAATTAACTCAACGCTATGTTCTTCTTTATCCTTTGCATTGATGAAGAAGTGGGGTACTTTATTTTTTATGTAGTCTTTGATTTTTTCATCGACATGATCAGGTCGGGTAGGCATGAATAAGGTTTTTGCGAACTTTGATACCCTCGGTTTCCCGATATTTTATTAGGGAATAGACCATATCATCATCTGTGCTAGACAGATAGTCAGCGCTTCATAATAAGGAATTTCACCTTATTATTACTCCATAAAGGATGGTCGTTGCACCTTCATTTACAAGTGCTTCCCAGCATGATGTAAACGCTTGGCACAGGGTTATCGTATCGATAAGGACTTAGAATTCCCCTGTTAGCACACTCATTGACGATCATTTCCTATCGCTACTTTTCGCTGAATGCACACCCTAGATTTCTAGGTTCACTGACTTTTCATCCGCATATCGCTATGCGACGCGACTAAAAATTTAATCGATAGTAAAGTTATTTTCCATACATAACCATTTGATCACGTCCAGGTTTATGTTGTCACTGTTCCATATCTTAGTGATGTTGTTGCTGTACTCCCCGATATTGATCCCATAAGCAAGAGTTAGTGCTTCATAGATGTTCTTGCTATTAATCTCTTGTTTCTGGGCTACAGACATTTCATAATACAACGGAACGATGTTTTCCATATTACGCTTGGCAATATTGACGATTAACTCATCAGGAATAATTAAGGCCTTATCCCCGTCATTGTCGAACTGCAGCAGTTTAGATATTGGATCATGAATGCTGGTGTAAACACCTGGGGTAATGAACCACTTTTCATATTTCTCATCTTTTTTGTTCCACCTAACACCATGCTCTCTATATAAGTGAGGGGAGCGGAGGATATCAATATACCCTTCATCATATAAAGAACAATGGACTTCACTTCCTGAAAGCAGTCCTTTTGGATTCTGGATGTTCAGAAATAATTTTTCGCAGAAAGCATATAGATCAGGGCATAAGTATGTATAACGAGCTCCATCCACAAGCAATTTTCCTGATTTGGCATCTTTGATCATGCTTTTCTTTTTATTTTTAATAATTTCTTTCGTGTGATCATCGTTAAGAAGTTCTGGATATAGAAGTAAAGCGTCCTGAAGAGCTGTCCGATGTTTCTTTTTCTCCGTAGCTCCAAGAACTCTTAACATGGTCTCTTTATCAGTGCCCAATGTGGTTATTTCTTTTACAGTCTTTGAGCTCATTTGAATTAATTCTTCATCAGAGATATCTGTAAGTGTCTGGAGCATTTGATAAGTGAGCTTGCCTTCAACAGAAGGATCTTCTTCGTTGAGTTTTGCCCCTAAGCATCCATATTTTTTATAATTGAATTGATATTCTTCCCACGATGAATAATACTTCCACATTTTAAACTGACTTTTAGTGAAGATAATTTGAACATCATCTTTCACTATGTCCCATTCCTTGCCGTATATATCAGTTACTTTAAAAGCTTTGTTTTCCTCAGCAAATTTACGAAAATCAAAAGGGACTAATAAACCCTTTACCCACGGGAGCCTTACCATGAAGCTTTTATGACTTAGAGTGGGGAGTATCATTCCGCAGCCATCTGTATGCTCAATGGGAATGTTCATTGTTTTTCGAGTGATCTCGTATTCTCGATCAATGTAGTCAACGAGACTCGACACATCGGTTTCTAAGTCGTTGACTACAATAGCTTTATCAATATCAATCTCCCAAGGGCTACTGGCGCTGTTAGATAAGGCCATGTAGCTATTCCATTTGTTAATGCTGCTACCACCAAGGGAGTTGATCTTTTCAATACTTAAGCCGCATGTCAAAGCATCCTGATACTTATCGTAGGTGCTTTTTTTAATGAAACATGACTTCTTTGTACGAATTTGACCGGCGCTGCTTGTGAAATAAACGTATTTTTCATTGTTATGTAAAAATCCTTGATCAATAATGTCCTTCAATACTTCAAAATGATAAGTCTGGACAACCATGATTTCCTCTGAAAGGGTATTTTCTTTAATCCCTAATGTTCGGGTCAACACTGAATCAAATAAAGAAATCACTTTATTGTCCCTTAAGCTGTCAGTTCGAAGTGTTCTTATGTCATTATGTTCTTCGAATGCAGAATAGAGACATTCTTTAAGGTATGTAATTCTTTGTGAAATGTATTTCTTATGTTTATTATGTACATTGTCTAATGTCTTAAGATAATCTCTGTATCTATAAGACTTTAAAATCTTATTATGTAATAAATTTTCTTTGTCATTATAAAATGCTGATGTATCCACACTGTAAATGTGAACTTGCTTAGACAATCCGTCTTTTTTTCTTTTCAATCAATCCCCTCCGTTTATTTTATTTTTACTCTGAAAGTGCTTAATATTCGCTATTAAGATATTGATTTACTAAACTTCGATATGTAAAGCTTTGCTTATTAATCTTTCCGTACCATTTGTAATCCTGATAAAGGTATTCTTCTTCGGGTGTTGCTGTCCCATCGACTACTTTTCCCTCAATAAACCCCATTAAATGACTAAATAAATACTGCTTTTTCATCTTACACCTCCATACTATTTTATTTTTACTCTTAAAATGATTAAAATAAAGACCACTTCACGTGGTTGTGTCTTTATTATATATTTTATTTTTACTCTTGTAAACATAAAAATCCAAAGTTAATTGGATTTAATTTCGATTAATTCAAAAAGATCGTCAACTTTACAATTTAGAATATGTGCCATTAATAAAAGATTGTATGTACTAGGGAGGACGGTTGCAAATCCCTCGCTGTCATTTTTACACCATCTAGATATACTTGCTCTTTCAGCTTTTATTTGCTCTGCTAACCAGCCTTTTTCGATACCTTTGCTGCTTAGAAATGAATCCAACTTACTTTTAACCCTATATTCCATTTAAATCATCCTTTTGCTGTTTGAATAAATTTTATAAAATCACTGGTTTACATACAAGCAGAGTGTAATTATTTGCATTAAGATACAAAAATATTTGCATTTAAATACAAATAAACAATATAATAATCGTATATCAACCAAGATACTTCAAAATCATCAGATATTAAGGAGGGGTTACATGGATACTTATTTTGATTCAGTCATTGATAATTTAACTCGAAATGATTTGTATATTCTAGGCTTATTGAGCGATGAAGGGGCAGATTTAAAGTTTAAATCAATTAGAAAGAAAACCATTCAAGAAAAAACTCAGTTGACTGATGCTACCTTTAGAAAGAGCATCGATCGTCTAGAGGCCTTGCAGTTTATTAATATAGTTAAAAACACTAAAGAGCATACAGTTTTTATTACTCAATTTGGACAAGAAGCTTTGAGATATCAGTTAGAAGGGGAGAGGGTTTAATGTTTGGATTTATTGGAGTAGGTCAGGCCGGTGGAAGTATAGCAGATGAAGCAATGAAGAGGGGATTTCATTCTGTCGCAATAAATTATTCACTTTCAGACCTTAATTCATTGGTCAATATTCAAGATAAGCTTCATTTGGTTGGGACAGAAGGAGTGGGTAAAGACAGAAGCGTAGCAGCGAAACATATGAAAAATAACTGGGAGTCCTCTATTGAGTTCATAAAGAACACAATGGAAAAGCCTTCAGTACAAGTTATTTTCGTAGTTTTCTCTGCTGCTGGTGGAACCGGTTCAGGGGTAGCCCCTATATTATTAGAATTGTTAAACGAATGTCTTACACATAAAACAATAGTTGCTGTACCAATCCTTCCTGACAACAATGAGGTATTGGTCAACCAGATGAATTCACTGGAGCTACTTGAAGACTTATCTATGCCAGAGACATGTGTTTTACCTTTGGATAATCAAATGGTTTTGAGTAAACATGAAGGGAAGATTTCTGAGAGCAGACTATATAAGGAAACAAACAAAATGTTCCTGAATTTAATTGAAGTCTTACTCAATTACACGGACAGAGGATCAAAGATCAGCACCTTAGACAGGAAGGATTTAAATCAGCTGTTTGATACACCAGGAATCATGATTATTGCCCAAACAAACCTCAATGAATTTACAAATGAGGGCAAGTATTTTGATAAGCTGCAGGAAGATATACAGAAGTCGTGGAACAATTCGATATTTACTCCTGTTGAGTTTACAAATGTGATGAGAGCTGGAGTTATCCTAGATGTTCATGAGTTCTTAACGGAGCATATATCGTATAATGAGCTGTTTAATGTCTTTGAGAACAAGATGCCCCTAGACTTATTTAAAGGACATTATGATAAAGGTAATAGGGCGATAACGATTCTTAGCGGGTTAACCTGGATCAATGAACGGATGAAGCAGTTAGATGATCTAATTGAAAATGGAAACACTGAAGTTAAAGAAACAACTGTTTATAAAGCGAAGAATCGCCGTAGAGAGGATTTATTTAAACCGAAAAAACTGGAGAACAAGGAATCGAAAAAGACCTCGTATATGGAGGCACTGAAGAGACTAAAGCGCTAATTTTAAAGGGAAGCTGCCTATTAAGGTGGCTTTTTTATTTTGATTTTTAATGACCCTACTTGGTGATCGTGAGTTGAAAAAGTGCTTATCGTAAATGAAGATCGGAAAGGGTTATCTAGTTGATATAGCAATGTTTTAGAGCTGTCAAAGGGGTAATAGGTGTTTTGTGATCGTAAAACGTAGGCAGGAGAGAGGAAAAGTGGTCGATATGTTGAAAGTCTGATGAAAAAGGGGAGAAAGAGGGGTGGAAAAACATTGATATTATAGGCTTTTACGATAGCGATTACGATGTGAAAATAGGCTGAAAAATGGGAAAGTGAAAAAATAAGTTGGGTGTGGAAATGGAAGTGCTAGGGGTACATTTGTTCCTGTTTTTTGGCCTTTAGATGTTAATATACCCCCTATATATTGGTATTGAATTCCCTATATAAGATACGTTATGTAGGGTTTTTATGATTTGGCTGATAAATTTGCACAACTAACACAATTTCAAATGAAAAACAATATTTATTTTTGAAAAAATAATTAAGTGGTCAATATAAAAGTGAATACCCATTCATTAAAAATAATCGTGTGTATAACGAAAGGGAATGAATCGAAGTGTTATCTATACAATTTTTTATCTTAATCCGAATACCTATTTTATATTCACTCTAATAATATTCCTTCTCATCCCCTCATTACATCCACCCTTAATCTTACCTAATCATCTCTATCCGTTTCCATTCACCACACATCATCAGAAGCATTCTAATGCACCTAGAATCAATTTTAAATGAATCATAGTACATTGGGTATCCAATCCACATACACGCCTCATAAAGCTTATAAACACCCATAAATAATAGTGCCAAAATAATTTAAAAAAATCCATTTTAAGAGTAAAAATAAAATGACTTCGAAGGAAAAATGTGTTATAATAGAGTTATAGGAAAGGAGGTGTACATAGTGCTTGAGAAAGTGGGTATAACAATTGCTTTCCTTATTCCTATCACGGTTTTAATCATCAACTGTTTAACGATAGCTGAGAAGATTCAAAACCTGATGAAGAATAAAGAAAGCAAAAAGAAAAAGCGTACACGCAAGCGTCTCCGACCAGAGAGACAACGCAAACGTATACGCAGATAACACGCTAAAGGGGATTAATTCCCCTTTAGTTACTACCCATATTATAACATGGACAAGCACATTGTAAATATGAAACGATTCTCATTATGGTTTACGAACATAACATTTATTGTTTTATTCTTATTGTTCCTCTTCATCAAAGATTACTTCAGCAGCGGAATACAGTCGCTTATTATGGCTATCTTCATAGTAACGTGTATCATTATCATTTTGTTATGGATCGCTTACTTTGTTATACGCCAAAAGAAGGTAAACAAATCTAACTGACATCATGCTATACTAAGCTTATTAGAGGTGAGCGGAATGGAAAATCAGATCCTTGAAGCGATACAGCAACTTTCCAAGGATATTAACACAATTAAGCAGGACGTTAAGGATATTAAAGAAACGGTTAAACGAATCGAAGAAAATGAACCTGAAGAGGTTGTATCCATGCTTAAGATTATTAACAAGAATATTGAAAGTGACCACCGATACAATGATAAGAAATTCTCTGGACTTGAAAGACGTATTCATGATCTTGAAGAAAGAATCAACAATTGAATTTCATACATGAGAAGGAGCGGTAAAACATTTATCCGTTCCTTTATTTTTAATATTAAAGGGGGAAGTCTGTTTATATTATGAATAAAATTAAAATAGTCGATTCGGTTATGGGGAGCGGTAAAACATCTGCAGCGATTAACAAAATGAATTCTGCTGGCAAAGAAGAAACCTTTATATTCATCGCACCTTATTTAAATGAAGTTGAGCGCATAAAGAAAAGCATAAAGTCCAAACAATTTTTCGAACCTAAAGTAAAGAAGAAAGGTGATAAAACACAATATAAGTTTGAATCCTTTCACGAACTCTTATCACAGAATAAAAACATTGTGGCAACTCATAACCTTTTTAAAAACGCAAACGACGAGACAAAGGAACTTATACTTGCAGGCAATTACACACTAATATTAGATGAAGTCATGGAAGTAGTGGAACAATTACAGGTAAAGAAACATGATCTAACAACACTGTTTGATTCCAATTTGATTTATGTTGAAAACGGTTTTGTCAAATGGAATGAAGAGAAAAAAGATTATGAAACACGATACGATGATATTCGAGATATGGCGTTAAATAACAACCTAATGTATTTTAAAGATAATATATTGATTTGGAACTTTCCTGCCGACGTATTCCAGTTATTCAAGGAGGTTTACATACTTACATATATGTTTGATGCTCAAATACAAAAATATTATTACGATGTGAACAATATTGAGTATCAGAAGTATATTTCAGCTTACATAGATGGACAGTATAGGTTCATTGACCATGATACTGATTTTGAAAGGAACTTTAAAAAAGAGTTAAGAAATAAAATAAAAATATATGAAGGCAACCTAAATACAATAGGACAACTGGAGTTTTCACTGTCTTCTAATTGGTATAAAAATAAATCACCTTACACAATCAAAAAGGTGAAGAACAATGTATTCAATTACTTTAATAATATTGTTAAGTCGTCAAGTGATGAAGCTATGTGGACGACTTATTCAGACCATAAGAACAGAATAAAGGGCAATGGGTATACAAAGGGGTTTGTCTCATGTAATGCACGTGCTACAAACGAGTTTAAGCATAAGAAACACTTAGCATATACAATAAACAGATATACGAATACTGTTCTGTATAATTATTTTAAAGAAAAGTACAGTATTACAATAGACCAGGACGCATTTGCATTGTCTGAGTTAGTGCAATGGGTATGGAGGTCTGCTATTAGGGATGGAGAAGAAATAACTTTGTACATACCTTCTTTGAGAATGAGGAAGCTGCTCACAAACTGGCTCGATACTTGATAAAGAGGACAAACCTCTTAAACTTAAAAAATAAGCCAGTCATATCAAGGGTTTTAGAGCCTAAGTCTTAAGGAGAACCAGAAAAATAATTAAATAAAAAAATAATAAATTCGTCCGTAAAGTGCCTTTACGGCCGTCTCGTTTCAGCAAGCTGAACCTCGATAATATGTTCTTCTTTTTTTAGAATAAAAATAAAATAACTATTGTTAATTTTAAATACTCATGCTATACTCTAATCAAGTTAAAGCAACAGTGAAGTGAATATACTTTAAGAATAAAAATAAAATATAATGTTTTAAGGGCGCATTAAACTTAAAAAATTTAAAGAGGAGAATACATAACATGAAGAATACCAATCTATATTTAATCAAAGAAAGTGAAAGAGAGCAGTACATGGATCGAATTGATGCCTTGGACAAAGTGAAAAAGTTAAAGATGCTAGGTGACAAAAAACATACTTCAATAAAATTCTTGTCAGAGTATTTCGGAATGAAAGTACCTACATTAACTACATACATCCACAGAAATAATGAGGTTTTGGTTGAAGACGGACTGAAGAAACTAGAAGGATTAGAGCTTGAAGGATTTAAGCATAAATATAATATGCCTGGGAAATTCATTAAGCTATATATCGTTCCTAAAAGAGCAGCTTTAAGATTGGCAATGATCCTTAAAAATTCAGATACAGCCATTAAGGTAAGAAAAGAAGTTGTTGTGCCTCCTTCAAATACAAATGTGATTAAGGAAATGATGAAGTCGAACAATATACAAATTCTACATGAGATGAGTAAATTGTTAACGCCGATTTTTAATATGCAGCAATCTGTGCAAAACATGACAGAAACCTCAACAAAAGAAATCTTTGATCTTAAAAACGAAATTTTGTCTTTGAAACATGAAAAGACTGGAACAAACAAACTATTAGCTGATAAAGATGACAAGATCAATAAACTTAGTAACAAAGTAAAAAGCCAGAAGAAAAGAATAGACAAGCTTCAAGAGCTTATTGCAAGCGAGTTGATTGATCTTGATGAAGATGGTTCCAAATCAACAAAAGTGAAAAAAGAGGATAACCCTTTGAAGAATATAAAGCTAAAAATGGATCGAAATGGTAACTTGGAAAGGATGTAAAGACATGACAAATGAATTATCAAAAGAGTTCAAATATGATTTAGTTGATCAATCAACTGCTGATTTCCTTAAACAAAAAGAATTTAACATGCGTGAGATTGTTGGCAAGGCCTATACAGAGCTGGGGAGAGAGCTAAAGGAAGCACAAGAAAAGTTAGCTGGAAACAATCAGTATAATGGACTGTTTGAAAGATGGTGCAATTCAATAGGATTGAAAAAGGACTTGGTTTATAGATTAATCAACAGATTTAAGCTCATCGCAAATTGCGAAGACCAAAAAATAATCGAAGACCTGCCAGTATCTCTAACATATGAAATAGCTAAACCTTCATCAGAATCAACCGAACCAAAGAAACAAGCTAAGGAAGCAGTCCTAAATGGTGAAGTCAAAACACTAAAGGAATACAAAGAGCTTGAAGCTAAGCTGAGGAAAGCTGAAGAGGATAATTGTTTGTTGGAAACTAAATTAAAACGAGAAAAGGAGAAGAAGACAGTTGTTGAAAAAGTCATTGATAACACTGACTACAAACAAATAGACGCATTAAAAAAAGAATTAGAGTATCAAAATAAAAAATATGAAAATATATCTAAACAAAAATTGATCTTAGAGCAACAACTTGAAAGGAGTGATGTGAAAGTAAAAGAATACGAGGAGCTAACAAATAAATTAAAGGCTGTAACAAGAGAACAGGATGATTTAGGTAGGCAGGTTGAGGCCACTTCTGAGCTTTCTGAAATGGTTTGGGAGATTGAAAAAGTATTAAAAGGTAGTTTAGCGCCTGTAAAGTATGCAAAGGCCATTAGGGATATGAGTGACAATCAAATTATAATGAACAATCTTGATTCTGTAATCGGGCATGTGGAATCCTGGTGCAAAGAAATGAGAAAAATTACGAATAAAAATAATATTATTGAGGTGGTTTAATATGGCGATTAATGAATTGGAATTGAACAAGATGTCAAATGGAGAAATTGATATGCTCATGGACAAGGTATTAAGTTTAAAAGTTAATAGATTAAGTGAAGATTTTATAAAAATGGCTGATAAACAAAAAGAGCTGGAACTTCAAGTTGAGCAGTTGTCTTTAAAAGAAAGTGAAAATGCAGAAGAAATTTCAAAGATGGAAGGCAAGTTTAAAGAATACGATGAAACATTCTTTACCTTCCAACATGATAAATCAGGAAAATTTCTAGAGTTTAAAAATGCTGCTAAAAGCAGAGTGTTTGATTATGTAAAACCAATTGGCAGTCCAGAACACCTTTTATTTTATAGAGGGTTGTTGATGCAATGCTATGGAAAAGTATCTGAAGCTCTAAATGTACCTAATACTTCGAGCATTAACATTAATGACTTTGAAGCTGCTTTGAAAATTGTTAAAAGATGGACACCGAGCAGAAAATATATTGACAAGAAAATTAACGAATACATAGCTATGCATGAAAATAATTCACTTCAACAAGAGAAAGTCAATGCTTTATTTACATATTTAGAAAAAACAGAAGAAGGAACAAAAGGGGGAATTATTTAGAATGACTCTAAAGTTTAACAAACAACAATTAGAAGCGATTAATTTTTATAAAGGGGCTTGTGCAGTCATTGCAGGGGCAGGGAGCGGTAAAAGCACCGTTCTCCTTAACCGTGTTAAAACATTGGTGAGGGATTACGGTGAAGATCAAGAGGATATTTTAGCCATCAGTTTTACGCGTAATACTGCAAATGAGCTTAAGAAGAAATTACATAAGCAGAAATTAACTAGTGTGAATGTAGGTACATTTCATTCAGTATGCCGCAACATTCTTCTCAAAGAGGGAATTGAAATTAACGAGAAAAATACGATTAAAGAATGGCAGCGAGAAAACTGTTTTAAATCACTTGAAGAGAAACCTGACATTAAAGACATTACGGGTTTCATCAGCTACCAAAAGAACTTTTTAAGGGGCTACACAGACGAGTTTTTAATTAAAGAGAGTAAATATACCGAGGAGCAATTACGTCTCTTCTATAAGGAGTATGAGGCTTTTAAATCCAAAAACGGACTGTACGATTATGATGATTATTTATTGGAGTGTTACAAGGTGCTAAAAAACAATAAACATAAGTATACGTATGAATTTATTCTTGTAGACGAGCATCAAGATTCTAACTTAGTACAAAATCTCATTTTAAAAGAACTTTGCGCCTCTGGTAACATATTCTGCTTATTCGATTATAGACAAGCTATTTACACATTTAGAGGCGGCAATACTGAGTATTGTATGGAGTTTGAAAAGGATTGGGAAAACGCCACTGTGATTAACCTGGATACAAATTATAGATCAAATAAAAACATAGTTGATAACGCAAACAGCTTTATCAAGGAATACTATGGTGACTATGAACATTACGCAGACTCCGTCCCTAATATTCATAACAATGGCGAAATTCAAACACTAACGTATCAGGACAGAGAAGTAGAAGGTCTGAATACAGCTGATAAAATTGAAACATTGCTTAAAGCCGGTGAAAAACCATCAGAAATTTGTGTCCTTTATAGATTAAACTCTCATTCTAGCTATGTTGAGAATGAATTAAAAAGGCGTGAAATTGAATATGATATTACTAATAATGGGAGCTTTTTCAAGAGAAAAGAGGTAAAAGGGATTGTAGCTTATTTAAGATTAATTCGTGATCCACATGATGATGCAGCCTTTCGAGATATTTTCACACTAAGGAATGATCCATTTCGTTATTTTAGCAATAAGAATTTAAAAGATGTTGAGTCATTTGCCGGACAAACAAATATGTCCTTATATGAGGCCATGTTAAATATGAGATTTGATCGTCCGACTCAAAACGATAACGTCTTGAAATTCCAAAGTATGATTAATAAACTCCAAATGCAAGTGCTTAAAGGGATTGCCGTGGAAGAATTGATCGACAATGTAGTTAAAACTTTCAGAATGAATGATTACATAGAAGAGAAATACCTCGATGAAGATGAGATAACTGACAGAAAAGAATCTCTCAATACCATGAAGAAATTTGTTAAGAATAATAACTTAGAGCAGTTCATTAATTTTGTATACGGCAACAAGCCAAGTAAAAAGAAAAATGAAAATGCGGTGCGATTAATGACTATTCACGCAAGCAAGGGTCTAGAATTTAAACATGTGTTCTTAATTGGGGTTGAAGATGGTAAGTTTCCTCATAGAAAAAGCGATCTTTTAGACGAAGCAAGATTATTTTATGTCGGCGTAACAAGACCTAAGGAGAGCCTGTATCTTAGTCAAATTGGTCACTGTAATATGTTTTTTGATGAGTATAGGCAACATGATCTTGTTTGTTAAGAATCTAAATAAAATGCATATTTTATATGAATTGAAAAAATCCTAATGGTTATTCTTCTTTTTTAGGATACAACAGACCTCTAAAAGCTTTTTATCATAAGGGTTCTTGTTGCTGTTTTATTAAGAAGATAATGGACGTAAGGGGGGTGATTTGAATGTGAAATGTAAACTTTTTGATAAAGATCTAAATATACATAAATCAAATTAATTGGAGGGATTTTATTGGAAAAAAATTTAACTGTAATTGAACGGGATGGACAACTTTTAATGGATAGTCGTGAAGTGGCTGATATGGTAGGGAAAGAACATAAAGAATTTCTTAGAACAATTCATAATCATATCCAAATTTTAGAAAGCGCAGAATTGCGCTCTCAGGATTTTTACATTAAAGATCACTATAAAACAGAGGGCAACAATAAATCCTACAAGTATTATCTTCTAACACGTAAAGGTTGCGACATGGTGGCTAATAAAATGAATGGCACAAAAGGCGTTTTGTTTACGGCACATTATGTCACTCGGTTTGAAGAAATGGAAACACAGCTTAAAAAACAATTAGTTCCTTCCTATATGATTGATAACTCAATCCAACGGGCAGAGAGATGGATTCAAGAACAAAAGGAACGTGAGAGAATTGAATCTGAAAAACTCCTTTTGGAACAGCAGGTAACTGAGTATCAACCAAAAGTGGAGAAGTATCATCAGTTCTTGGACGCTGACGGGCTAATGGACATTGGTTCACTTGCTAAGGAATTAAATATCAAAGGATTTGGACGTAATAAGTTATTCACTTTTCTTAAGGATCAGAAAATCCTGATGGCAAATAACCTTCCATACCAGAAATATATGGGTCGTGGTTTATTTGAAGTTAAAAGTGTGCCAACATCTAAGATTGGATATGTTTCAAAAACGTATCTAACTGCTAAAGGTGCAGACTACATAACCGATTTAATTAGTAAGCGTAAGCCAGCTTAACAGATGTATAACTAAATGTTATTATTCTAAACTAAAATACTTTCGCTCACTTTTTTTAAAGGGAGCGGATATGCTATAAAGATGAGTGAAAAGTTGGCTACGACTAAAACGAAAAATATATTGAGCTTTAGTCTAAATGTGTGATAATTAGATATAATATAAAATCTTGAAAAGGTGGATATTATGTCTAAAGAAATTGATATTTTTATCAGAGTGCTACAAAAAGCACCTGCAAAAACTGGGGTAGCTATCGCGATATTTAGATACAAAGGAATTATGAAAGAAACATATTTCACCTGTTTAGAGCGAACGCAAAACAGATCAATAATTCTTGCTGCTAAAACTGCAATCGAAAGTTTATCAACCAGCTGTATAGTGAATTTACACACACAAAATAATTTTGGTTTTTCATACATGGCAGAAAGAAGGCATAAAAAATGGGTTAATCGTGATGTAGGTGATCAATTATTGTCTACTGTTGAAAAAGAATGCCACACGCTTAACCTAATTGATTGTTCAGCAACTATTGAAGGGAAGAAGTATCAACAGGCATTGTCTAAAAGGCTAAGAAATATACAGAGAAATTCAGTAGAAAGGGGAGATTAATTAATGTCTATGAACATAAAGCAGCTAATAAATTCATTACAAACCATGTTAGAGAGAAGTCAAATAACAGAGGAAACACAGGTTCTACTCAATACATATGACGACTGCATGTACGAAGTAGCATGTGTTGAGCCTCTGGGAGAGTTTGTACAAATAGAAGCTAAGATTAAATAAAACATGGGGAATGAATATGGTAAACAAAGTATTGCGCCAAATAAATGCAGCAACAATCTTCTTTGTCTTGATTTTAGCATTTGATTTAGCTGTTTTCTTGATGTCTCATGATGGTTATTACTTAAGCTTTGTGCTGGAAACAAATTGTATTTTTCCTGTACTACTTACTTTAGTCGGTTTTTTTGTGTTAGCTCGGTGGTATAAAATACGGCGATTATTTGTAATTTGCATAACAATTCCAGTGGTACTTATAGTTGCATTGTTGGTGGCAACTGGTGATTCATACGGTACCATTTCTTCGCCAACTAAAAATGTAATAGTAACAATAGAGCATAGAAACGCCACCTTAGGGGAAACGAATCACTTTTACGATTTTTATGTGCATGTTCCTAGTTTATACCCTGGTTTAATGAGAAAAGTGAATAAGGACACCGTATATATTATGACACGAAATACTGAGGGTGAAGACGACCTTGATGTGTTAGGGGTAGGTAATGCCGAATGGAAAGATAACAAAATCATTTTCCATTCAGCATATGAAAAAGCGATTGAGATTGGTTTATAATTTTAGTCCATATTGACGCAATTTCAATGAAAATTTTAAAATTTAAATTTGATAATTCGTTCTTTGAATGAAATACAGCGTTTAAGGGGAGATAGATTTGATTGCAGTAAGATACCTAGCTGTCCTTATTTTGTCGGTCATATGTGCCACACTGGTATATGTGATCATCCTGAATCAAGCTGAATATGTCCCTTATCTTATAATTAGTGGGATCATGTTGACATGTTATTTAATTTTTGAATTGCCATTGCAGCTTATCTTAAACCGAAAACCTAGAAGGTTCAATATTAATTATCTCTTTATATACACAGTGTCTTCATTTGTTGTATGGCTAATCATGGTCGTTCTCTTTGAACCTTATAATCCCATAGGGTCTATATTAGCGAGTTATGAGATATATTTATTCAGCGTATTTTTTGCCCTGATCTTTTGGATTTGGGACTCTATACTTGTACAAAAAGTTGCGGTTAAGTAACTGAGCACTCTAAATAAAAACACCATTTCATGCTAAATGGGATACGGGCTGCCTACATGAACAGCCCTTGGCCATTAGCTCGCAATCCTTGTTTTGACTGGTTTGTTTTTCTTGATATTACGCAATTTAAGAGCGGGTTTTTCCACTATTCTGTACGAAAGAAATGCGATTGCAGCAGTGACAGCAATTAGAACTATGATCAACGGGTAATCAGACAGTGTTTTATTAATTCCGGTGTATAGGAAGACGTTGATAATCACCATGTGCCATATGAAAATCCCCATACTGATATCATCTAACCGGTTCAGCTGCCAAAATATCTTCGGCCCATTGTAACCGAACCAGACAATTGCATAACTCAAAGGCACGAACCATGAAAAGCTCCATAATGTGCTGTTTATTGAGCTCAGATGTAAAGGGTCAATTTTACAGAATAAAAATAAAGTAACAGACGATAAAAATAAAACAAGGTGCTGCGGTGACTTACTCCATGCCTTAGCCCAGAAGATACCTAAAGTGAAATAAAACATCTGCGGCAGGAAAGAATGTAAGTACAGGTTGCCGAAAACACTGCCAGGGGCGAACTTTAAAATTATGAAAGAGACTAACACACTGAAAGCGGCAGCAGCAAAAGAGCAAAGAATCATTTTTTGGAATCCGAAACGTTTATAAAACCAATAAATTGCGGGTAAAACAAGGTAAAAGCTAATCTGAACAGGAATTGTCCAAAGTGAATCGTTAAGGCGACCTGTGCCAATGTGATGGAATATGTCAGGGAAGTATTGAGGGTATAACACAAAATTGCTAAGAAGCCATGTCCAGTACTCTTTAGTAGTGAATACTGTTAATGAAAGAGCTCCTAGAACAATTAACAGGATGGTGGAGGCAATAGCATAGGTGTAAATTGCGGGCGCGATCCTGATAATACGGCTCCAATAAAAATCGGTTACATTATTTCCTTTAAGCCTGGATCTTTCATAAGAAGTGAAAAGAAAAAATGCGCTTAGAAAAAAGAAGATTGATATGCCGGTGTGAAACAATGCTTTACTCTCTGGGGTATAACCAAAGACAGAAATGTTTAAGTCTCTTGTAGCATGGCCAACCAGCACACACAGAGCAGCAAACAGCCTGATAACAAAGAAACAATTAAAATGCTTTACGTTCATTTTTAAGAACCTCTTTCCTATACCATATGGCGAATAAGCAGTAAGGCTACCTATAAGCAGTGATGATTATATCATAAAAATGGAAGAATTGTTCTTTAAAATGAACAAAAATATTTATTTTTTGTTCTCAATAAGGTATATTTGTATGGTGTAGGGAGGTATAGATACTTATAAATACATGTAGATATTCATAGATACATGTATATCTAGCTATATCATGAAGAATACAGATGAATCACGAAGCTTCTGCCTGTTCTTTCGCCTTTATTTCAAATATAGTATAATTTGGAAAAGGGGGAGAGTAAATGAAAAAGCTAATCTTTTTGGCTGTAATTTGCATTGGTTTCATCTCGTGTTTCACGACACCAAGTGCTGAGGCGAAGCTTACATTAGACTACAAAAATGTGGATTTTCACATGAGTGAGGATTCAGAGAGTTTTTCAATGGCAGATTATTTTGATCGGAATTTTGATCGCACTTGGCTCTTCTACAAATTCACAATTAACAATGCTGAAGGGTGTACTCTAAATATGAAAATCAGTAGGATAACTCTTTCTGGCTGGGTATTCCCACGTAGTGAAAAGCAGTTTGTAGGGAACTATGCCGACTATACTGCTGCAGATCGAGTAGAGGGAGATGCAAATCGTAATCATGTGTTAGAGATTACAAAGAATCCAGGCTGCGGAGACGTGTGGATTAAAGGTATTTATGGATTTGAACATGAAGATTCATTTGATTGGTAAGCTTAATACATAGTCAAGGTATATCCTTGACCTTTTTTATGGATATAATGATAATTTAAAGTGATCATACATAATGAATGCGAGGTAGTTAAATTGATTAAATCAAATTTAAAGCCGATATTAGACGAAAGGAATATCAGTATTCGAAAGCTGTCCAATGATATTGACCATGGTTTCAACACAGTTAGAAAGCTGTATCATGACGAAATGGAGCGGTATCCAAGGGATCTGCTTGATAAAGTTTGTACATATTTAGATATTGAGTTGCATGAGCTGTTGATTTACAAAAAAGATTAAAAAGATATTGATCACTTAAAGTGATCATGGTATACTAAAGTTACAAAAAAAGTAAGGGAATGAAAATTTTCAAGGTTAAGTTAAAGCGCACATTACAACAAAAGGAGAGAGAATATATGAAGGATTATTCAGTAAAATTTTACGATCAGGACTATATGCTATTAGCCGATATAATTAAAGCCGAAAGTTTGGAAGACCTAAAAGTGAGCGCGGATAGTAAAGCGAAAACCTTGATGGATGAGAATGGAGTTAATGAGATCACTTGGACTGCAAGTGAGGTTGTACTTGAAGGGAAGGTTATGGAGTAGGAATACAAACTTAATTAGAGGAGGAAAGGCCATGATAAAGCAAGAAGAAATCATCTTAATGGAAGCACTTCTAAGAGATGTGAGGGGTAACTGGTCAGATGAAATCATCTCCAGATTGACAGAGGTAAATCGGATTGCAAAGAGTTACAATTTTGAAGCAATAGAGGAAGAAACTCGTGCAATTATAGATTCAGAAAAGGCAGGAAACAATAGGAATTTTGATGGGAGATGTTTTATATCAGACTACAAATCAGGCGGTTATGAAGGCTTGAGCGAATTTTATGGAGGAGACGGCGATTTTAAATTGAAAGGCAGATCAAAAGAATTTTTGCAAAAAGTGGATGAGCTGATGACAAATGACTGGCTTATCTTTCCGGATTTTGACGAATATATTAAATGCAATGTTTAAATAAAATCGTACTTTCATAGGGAATAGGAGAGGTTACAATGCAAAATACAGTAAAAGTAACTTTCAATGTAAACGGTGTAGAAATCAAAACAGATGCGGGTGTACCACAAATGCCTAATGGTATTAATGCAGATAATATGATTGTTTTACATGCCAAAAGAAATTTGGAAAAGAATCTTGGGATTGATATATATGAGGTCATGAACGCAGAGTACTATGATGACATTGAACATCTCGTAACTATTGACAAATCAGGCTATACTCAGGGTGCTTAAATAGAGATAATGATTCATTTAACAACAAAGGGAGAGATGAAAATGAGAGAGGAAATTCAAGTGTTACTTGAGGAAATTGAAGAATTAGAAATGGCTTTAAGTGAGTCTGATAACAATACTGTTTCTGTGGTTCTTCAAGAGGCAATCGATAAAAGACGTAATGAAATTGGCGAACTAAAGCCAAATGGGTACGTCATGGCAGACGTAGTCCTTAAAGATGGTACCGAGTTAAAACGGTGCTTAGTTTTTACTGTAACAGATCGAATGGGATCGCAAGCTGTAACTGAATTAGATGAAGCAAGAGAAATCTTCGAAAAAGATAAAGAGGTTTATTTACAACAGGAACATGAGGATGGAAACTTTGCAGGGGATATAGGAGTACACGAAATATCAACATACAACCTTGAATATGAAAATGGTGTTACTGAATAAAATCATTCTTTTAACGACTACGGAGGGGCAAAATGAACAATAAAGAGCTTATTCAAAAAAATATTGTGGAAAGTATTTTCTTTGCTTTTGATAAATCTGGGATAAGAATAGGCGACGCGTGTGTTTATACATCTTATCTAACAAAAGATTTATTGAAAGAGAAATACAATAAAAATGCAAAATTAAAAGCAGGATCAGTTATATTTCCATCATTACCAGTTCAATACAAGTGGAATCCTCCGTTCGAATTTCATATGTGGGTATTACTGCATGGCGAGATAATAGACATCGCAGCTTCTAGGATAACTGAAAGAGAAGAATTTAAAAAATCTAAAAAACTTTCAAACTTCAAAAATATTACAATCCCAGTTGTCTGGGAAACGTATCCCCATGATGGAAGAACCTACACTGCCGTAAAGAACGGGGTTGAATTAATAGAGTCTCCAGTTGATGAAACGGAATATAAAGAGCTATACCGATATGCAAGCGAGTTTATTGATCAACGACATAGTTAATGGAAAAAATTAAGACAGGGAACTTGCTTTAATACTAAAAAGCTGCATCTATTTTTTAATATTATTGGTCTTGGATTGCTGTAACCAATAGTGAAAAGGGAAATAAAGGCGCAAAGCGACTTATTGAAAAGATTGAATCTGATCCAGACAAGATTGCAAAATATAGAACTGAAGATGGAATTGAAGTATATGTAAGCTACATGATTCCAGTGAAATAAAAGATTGCAAAGTGGTAACTCATATGGTACCATTCTATCTAGAAAGGATTGATGGATTTATGGTATCAAATAAAGACGATATTATTGAAATGAATATTGAAGACATTATGGAAGTTCCTGAAGAATATTATTCTATCTCTGTACCTAAACTTAAGATCATTAATGCAATTAAAGATGGACTAGATAAAAATAAGCTTTCAGTCAGGAAATTAGCTGAAAAGGTTAATTTAAAACATCCACAAATTATTAGAGTTACTAACGGTAAGAACTACAATGTGGACACTTTACTCAAAATTCTAGACGGCTTAGATCTTGAAATTGAAATCAAGCCTAAAAATAAATGAAGAAGAGTGTTTAGATACTCTTCTTCATCCCACATCTACGACACTCGCGTAAAAACACGCCACTTTTCACTGAACTCTTAAACAGAGTGTAATCACAGTTGTCACAGCGACCATACTTAACATCAGGGTACTCCTTATAATCGTAAATGACAGAAACATCATACCCATTTGTCTCAAAATTTTTCTCTTCCATACAAATTCACCTACATAGGATATTTAACTCTACTATAATACCAGACGATGTATATAAGGAGGAGGGTTTTATGATTGGATTTTCGTATTTCTTAATACTCTGGCTTGGTGTTGGCTTCCTGACGGGATTTAAAGCCTTATTCGTTGATCAAGTTTACGATGAGGATTTTAAACAGGAGCTTATTAATTCCTTTTCACCAGGAATGGAGCAAAACATGATTGAATTGTTCTTTAAGAATAAAATAAATATCATGGTGTTTTATATACTAATTGGATTTCTGCCATTAGGGATAAAAATTGTTGGGCTGCTGAAGAGGGGATAATCATGCCGGTAATCGATAACTTTTTTGTCATTCAATTTGAAAATAATGATTACTTCAGGTCATTTAAGTTGGATGGTAGTGGTTATAAGTCATCTAAGGGGCTTCATGGCGCTTCTAAGTTTACTACAATGTCAGAAGCTTTAGTGATCTCAAACGAGCTACATACAGAGTTTAAAGTCACTTCTGCTATAAGACAGATTGAAGTTATTACTCGGTAAGGGGTGTTCAGGTGTACTGGATTGAATGGATTGAGGATGGAGAGAAGAAAAGCATTGTTGCGGACGGCTGGGTTGAATGGGCCGCAATCCTTGAAGAACTTTATCAGCAGCGATTTGAGTATGTTGAATGGAAGCGGCTTTAAATGTAGAGTAAGGCCATGAAATAATCATGTTAAAGAGAAATAAATTGAAAGAGAGAAACAATTAAAGTTGTATTTACGACTTAAGTGAGTGATTAAAAGGAACAAACAAGCTCCCTTCTGAGTATTAACCCTTATTAAAATCATTAATTGCAAAAGGAGTTTAGTTATGAAAAACATAGTAAATAAAGATATTTTTGATGTTTTTTCTGTACAAGGGTATTGGTGGATTGATAAAGATAAAGAAAATCAAGTTCCAGGTACGTTAATATATAAACCAGAAGAAATCACATTAGAGATAATGGGTACATTAGTTAATGACTTTATTGATATTGGTGACACTCCAAAAGTTATCAATGGAATATCAGTAGATGGCGAATTGTATAAACTTGATGTTCTTGCAATAGGAAAATCAAACTTTAGATCACCTGGAATACCCACTTCAGTTTATGAAATTAGGAGCTTTTTAGTAGGAGATTACACAGAGGCATTTCCAGAAAAATTTGACTCTGCTGAGTTTTCAACTGGGAATTTAACAGAATGGATGGGTTTGAGCGCCTTCACTCAAATATTTGACTCTAATGGTGAAAAACATGAAATACATTATGAGAGAATAAACATAAACAAGGTTACAGTCAAAGATTTTGTAGTACAAGAAACTAGTGGGGTAAAGATTAAGAATCAAAAATCTGGACAGTGTGTATCTATGGAGCATGTTAGTGGATTTAATATAATCCCATCAGAAAGGAAAGATTTGAAATGGTTTCATGAGAATGTAAATCATCAGGTTAGACTTATAAACATTCTAATGAACAACATTAACTACGATATAAATATCACATTAAACGTGACAGAAGATAAAAAACAATTGAAATATAAATACTTTCAACATCACAGAGAAGCCCTTAAACAGAAGAATACAAATTTCTTGTTTGATTATAATAAGGTAAGACACAATTATGAAACTTTGTTAAATAACTGGTTTCAAGAAAGAGAAAAGCTGAGTACAATAGTTAGTTTATTTATGAACAGTAAAGATCAGAAAGAGTTCGTGGAAACCAAATTCATTAAAAATATTCAGTGTTTAGAGATATTTCACAGAAGATATTGCTCCAGCTTAGAATTTAACCAAGAACTAACATTTGAAACTGAAAAAGTAAGAGAGTTTATTAATTCTAATGTTTCAGTTGACCATAAGCAATTTTTCTTAAATAAGTTAAAGCATATTAATGAAGTTAATCTTATGAAGCGACTAAAGGAGTTATTTAATCAACAATCAACAGATACAAAAAACTTCCTTTCGGGTAATAATAAAAAAAGGGACAGTTTTATTTTTGGACTTGTTGAGACTAGAAACTATCTTACTCACTATGATCTAACAAACAAAACTAAGGTTTTCCATCGAGCAGTTGAGAAATATTACGCCTCCTTAAGAATGAATGGACTATTAACATTTTTAATCCTGAAAAAGATAGGATTGGATGAAGAAATCATTTTAAATAGTATGAAAGAAAACAGGAATTTAAACCGAAAATTTTCACAAGCAAAAATTATTCTGGACAAATAAAAGTCGGGGGCGATCCCCCTTTTTTTTAAATAAAATACGAATTTCAAACAGATAAGTATTCCTTAAAAAATAATTAGAATAAAAATAAAATAAATACTTGTAATTCTGACAACTCTAATGTATATTATAAACAAGAGAACATTAGTTGGGAAGGGGTGGAGTAACCAATGAATCTTAAGCAGATGATTAAGAATGAATGTGAAAAAGACAACCAGCTCGCAGCGAAACTCTCAAAAATAGCAGGGTACGAAAAGGTTAATGGTTTTTACAAATTCATCAACACCCCAGAGAAAGAAATGGACAACTTAGGCGGTTTAATTAATATTGTTAAAAGCTTGTTTCCTGATAATGAAGAGCAGCTTCTAAGTGATTACTTCTTATCACTGGATCCCAATAAAAAAAGCGCAAGACAGTCTGTTGAATACTCAGATATTAATCAATGGGATACGTTAACAGACAAGATTATTTTAAATTTAAGCAACTCAAAAAACACCACAAGTCAAGAATGGGGCAACATCTACAGCATACATAGAAAGCTTTATAAAAACGAAATCTCAATACCAGAAGCAATAAGAGAGTGCGGAAGATGCAAAGCCCCAGAAATGTCATTTTTCTCAGATGCAATGCTGATGTATAAATACTTGAATATTGGTGAGTTTGGATTGATGAAAAGCACCTTAACACTTTTAGATTTTAGCAGCTTGCCAGAAGGATTTATAAAAGATTCGTACAAAAGTAGAGTGTCAATGTTACAAGCGAATATAAGCTTAAATGAAAACAATTTAATCGAAGCGAGGAAACATTCAAATATTGCAATAATGCAGTCCAATGTGAACCGAATATGTTTTTTTGCGCATCTGACTATAGGAAATACCCTAATTTTCGAAAACTATGAAGAAGCTATGCTGGCGTATATTGAGGCAAAGAAGTATGTTCTTAATGATACCCATAAAGAAATGCTAAACGGCGCTCTTTGCTTCCTAGCTAACGTATGGAACAAGGAAAATCCATGGGTTAACTATGAATCAGATGATATCAAATATCAGCAGCTTAGGGCTTTTTATTACATAAAAAATAATAATCTCGACAAGGCTAACGAATTATTGGAAAGCTTATCAAATAGGGATCAAGATGAAAATGAATTAGGATTTTATTTTTATTATAAAGGTTTGATATCAAAACAAAAATCTGATTTTTATAAATCAATAACATATTTCAAAAAATCAGATGATAAATATTTTATCCAATTGACTATAATAGAACTCGAAAAATTAGGCTGTGATCCGGAGCTACTAAATTTAATTTAGAATTTAGCACTTGAAAGGAGGTGAATTTAATGAAGAAAATTATTTTCGGTACAGCCATTTTAGCAGCATTAGCAATTTCATTCATTGCAGGTCAACATTCAGTTAATACGGCATCAGCTTCTGATGAGATCTCTGTAGCAAGTGCAATTCGGGGAGCTTAATAATACAACAGGATACTACATAATCAATGGTTAGACGTTTGATCCAGTGGATCAGGCGTCTTTTCTAATTTTAAGAGAATGTTCCAGAAATTCATAATATAAAAAACAAGAACATGGAGGAATTAAAATGAAAAAGCATTTCGGACAATCACTTTCTTATGAGGATATGGCCAAAGGTTACGAAGAAATGGCAGCTATTAATCTTGTAATTTCCCAGGAAGACAATCATCTTGAAAATGAAGCAGAAATGATTAGATCAAAATATAAAGCAAAGGTATCCTAATGAGGATTAAAGACAAACTAGCAGACATTTTAACACATACAAAGGGCATGTGTTATTTGTCGTGAGTAAAAATAAAATAATTATTGCATATTATTGTGGGAACATATATAATGAAGTTACAAGATGAACGTTGTTGGGAGATGAAACAATGGAAACAACAAGTGCCACTCAAAAGGAAGAGTTGAAGATTACATCATTAAGACAATATCAATACATAAAACAACTAAAGAACTTCACACGAGTCAATCTCCACCTAGAGGATCCAGATGTGTTTACACCTAATAATGTAACTACAATGAGAAAAAATCATAAAGAATATAACCTCATTAAAGAACAAAAGAATTCAATAAAATGTATTTAAGGAGTAAAAATAAAATGAATAATAAATATTATACAGAAGAAAACAAGGCTAAAGTTTGGAAAAAGCATATGATCGTTTTAAAGTTTTTAGAGCAGCCTGAGATAGCAGTAGCTTATAATGAGTTCCTACGAAGAGAAGCGACAAGTGATGAATGGGTTGGATTCGAAGAGGAGCTTTATGAGGAATTAACGGGGATGCCAATTATAAACGTCTGTAAGGACGAAAGGGTAAATGTCCTAAACTAAATTTTATTATAGAATAAAAATAAATTAGGTGTGATAAAATGAATACAGACATCTTAATTAACGCTCTTAAAGAATACGACATGCTAAAGCAAATGGAAATCTGTAACGCCAATATAATGCTACTGAGTAATATTCAAGGTGAAAATGAATGGATTGTTGCATGGCAAGAATTTGATCAATACTTAATGAAAAAAATGATATGAGGTGTCATTATGGGAGCTCAAAAGAAAGCGTCAACACTAAGGGATTATTCAATATACAATAACATAAATAGGTGGTTTGATGAATTAGATTTAAGAAACAGGGATCGAGAAACTGGAGAAATTGAAAAGTCTAATACTAGAGCCACGTATGAAAGGCATATAAGAGAGTTTTTCAACCATTATGCTGCCAAGGATATTGAATATTTAACTGAGAGTGACCTGGCGATCAAGAAAAGCGACCTGTATGATTATCGAACCCATTTGGCTAAAAATAAAAGCAACTCCAATTCAACAATTAACAATAAGATTGCAGCACTGAAAAGTATGATTAAGTACCTTGAATCTGAACATGAGTGTGATGCATCTGTATTTAATTTTAGGCCTCTTCCAACAGAAAAGAACCCAGCAGGTTCTTTTGAAGGAATATCTGAAGCTGATGAATTTGCTGAGGTAGCGTATGCTACTGAGCGTCAGAACAGATTAATGAAAAAGATGTTTATTTTGTTTAGTGCACGCACTGGAGGGCGTAAATCAGAGGTGCTTAGAGTTGGGTGGGATGATATTACTTATTCAGAAAAGCACCAATGTTATCTCGTCAACTTTAAAAAAACTAAGCAAAAAAAGGCTAGGCCAGTTGGAATTTCCACAGCTTTTTATGAAGAGTTGTTGCTGTTAAAGCAAGAGTATGGGGAACATGAACTGTTATTTCATAAGTTAACAGTTGATTCAATACAGGATATGTGGAATCGCGTATGTAGAGTTATGGGTATTCCCAAAGAAAGAAAGATAACTCCGCATAGTTTACGCAATACTGCAACAAACTTTTCTTACAGCGTTAATGGTGATATTAAAAAAGTGGCAGCTTTCTCTGGTCACAGCAATATCAATGTTTTGAATGATCATTATTTAAACAATGAAAGGGATTATTCTCAAGATCCAGGGGTTTTGGTTGATCAAAAAGAAGATATGTCCTTTTTAGATGAAGTTACCTTAGAGCAATATAAAGAATTCTTTTTAAAATCAGACATGTATATACAGAATAAACTTAAAATGTTTTTGAACAAGTGATACAAATAATCATATAAAAGCTTTACTTGCTTATGAAAATAATGATAAATTTAATATGATTATGTGAGGTGATAATGTGTCTGAAGTTTTGTTGACAACGGATAAACTTTATAAGTTAAAAACTGAAATAGAGGAAAATCTTAATGATATTAAAAATGATCCCAATATGGTGAAGGAATTAAAAGCCACAATGGCGGACAAATACAAGGCACTCCCTGGTTATATCCAAGAAATTTTAAATAATAATGATAACAACGTACAGCGTTTAAACGAAAAAGAAGTGTACATTGTTTCAAAAGAGATGTATTCAATTCTTGGGACGCAAGCCTTAGATCCGTCAAATTATTTTCCAACCAGATTGGCAAAAGAGCTTGAAGGTGGGAGGGTATTCGCCGGTGAAGAAGTAGTTAAGCTCCCATACAAGTTTAAAAATGTGATTAAAATTAAAGAGGATAACTATGTCACTTCCATTACTGCCAAAGAACTGAGTGAGTTATATAATAGCTCCATCCTGCAGTACAATTACAACACTCAGCGTGAAGGAAAGTACATTAAGGGTAGCCTTATTCCTGTACCTAAAACAAACCCTAAATCAGTTGATGAGATCAAAGAATTGTTTATTAAAGGCGATTTAATTGTATCAATGTTAACTTTTAACGCTCGTCTTGGAACATCTGATGGTGATGAAGAAGTTGAATATGATCCAAGCGACCAATCCCTCACTGTAACACGAGGAACCTTATTAGATGCTCTTGATGGATATCATCGAATTTCAGGTATTGTTAAGGCCATTGCTGAAGTCCCTGAATTAGATCAACCATTCATTTTAAATGTGCTCAATTACGATGAAGAAAAGGCTAAGGTTCACTTTGCTCAAATGAATACCATAAACCCAGTTGAAAAATCCAGAATTGAAGAATTGGGACAAAAACGGTATTCTTCAACCGTTGTCGAGCAGCTGAAATTTAAAAGTGAACTTAAAAATAAAATAAGCCCACAAAGTGAAATTGGTATCGATAGCAATTTTCTTGTGACATATTATACTTTATCGGAAGCTATAGACGATGCATTTGAGTTGAAATCTCGAAAAGATGCGTTGAAAATTGCGAAATACTTGGTAGACTTTTTCGATAACCTTTTTTATGCCTTCCCAGATGAATTTCTTGAAGATGATTTATCGTCCATTAGAAAGCAATCATACATTAACCATAACGTAATGTTTTACGGTTATGTTTATTTGGCCAAGAAGATGAAGGAAAACAATGTAGAACTAAACAAGCTTGAAAATATCCTTAATACGATTGACTTTAGTAAAAGCGGAAGAGTGTTTGAAGAATTAGGAAGACAAAATAATGAAAATCAACTAAAGAATGTTATGAAGAAGAAACTTAAGCGAATATTTTATGATGAAATTGCTGTTGTTTAAAGCCTAAAGGAGAATTTAATATGAGTGAAATGTATAATGCTGAATTGAAGGAAAAGTTTTTAGAGAAATACGAAAGTGAAGCAACAAGAAACCACTATTGGCTAAGGCTAAGGGATTTCTCAGCTACAGAAAAAATACTTCAAAAAGACATATTTAATTTTTCTTTGGAAGAGCTGCGTACGTTATTTTTAGATTTAGATAGTAAATCTATAGATTCACTAAGAGGAGCAAGAGCTGTAATTGGACAATACACAACATGGGCAATGGAAAATGGCTTGGCAAACAGTAACATCAACAAAGTGTATCAGATACAGGATGGTGACTTAAAGCAGTTTATAGATAAAAACAAAAAAACACTATTCACCAATAAAGAAGTAGAAGAATATGTTGATTTTATGGTTAATGATCAGGATAAAGCGATGATACAGGCTATTTATGAAGGTATAGATGGTTATCAGCATTCAGAGTTACTGAATTTAACAGGTGACGATTTACTTGATGATAACAAGGTAAAGCTGGTAGATGATAAACATGGTGTAAGAATAATTACTGTAAGCGATAAATGTTATGAGTTGCTTAAGCGCGCTAATGATCAAACAACATATCATCTTAGCAATGGTTCGCCAGAGAGTGGACTTAAAAACAAATTTGCTACATTAGTTAAAAGCGAAAACATTTTTAGGCTAAAATATAAGAGTTCTAATCAGAGTATGAAAGCTGATAAATTTTTAGTTCACCGATCTTTTAGTCAGTTTCAAAAATTTTTAGAAGAACCCTTCTTTTCACCCAAGAATCTCATCAACTCAGGAAAGCTCAACATGGCGTATGAGATATACAAAGAGAAGGGTGAATTAAAAGTACCTGATTATAAAAAAATAACTCGACAATACGGGTTTCTGAATGAAGACGCGGAGTTTAATTCACAATCACTGAGGAAAGTAGTGAATATGGATAACTTAGAAAAATATTGTATCAAGTCTGAAGTAATTGAGAATAATTCTTAATCCCTGTTGCAGGGATTATCTTTACATAACTTTTAGAGTAAAAATAAAACACGTGCGGATAAACTCGTGATATTTTTTCGAAAAATATCAGGATTTTGTTCACATTTTTCAGAATTCGACAAAGTTAGACAGAGACAAATTTGTACATATGCAGTAAAATAGTTCTATACCCTAAAAAGGGTACAAGGAGGTTCGCTAGGCCAAACTCCCTAGCGATAAAGTCAATGTTTGATTTTCCATTCATAGAGATCTTCAATTGAACAGTTAAGGGCAATAGCAATGATTTTCGCTGTTTTTATATTCATAGAAGGTCTAAAGCCGTTTGCATAGTCACTTAATCTTTGCGTACTAATGCCTGTTCGCTTTGAAAGTTCTCCTAATGACATTCCTTTACTTTCGAGGAGAATGGAAATCAAACATTGTCCGATTTCAACCTCAAGCATCGGACAACCTCCTGTTATAGTATTGCTTATCATACTATATCAATTCTTTCCAAGTTTTTAAATGAAAGAAAAAAGATTTGCCACTAACTAGGTAAAAGGTTATAATTAAGTTAACAAAAAGGGAACGTAAGTTCGGTTAATTGCTACCAGAGAGAGGGAAACGTATGTCAGAAAAGGATTATTTCATTCAAGGGGAGCTGTGCATTCCTTTTTTCGGCAGAATAAAAGCCAAGAATGAAGAGGAAGCACTTTTGTTCGCATATCAATCAATTAAAAAGAAATTAAGAAATAAAACAGGGAAAATGGGGTTTCTTCAAAAAGATCAAGAAAAATATGAGGCACTATTTGATGTAGACATCATGTGTACAGAGGATGCTGAAATAACAACCTCTTATGCCGAAGAAATAGACGATTCGTTTGAAAATGATGGCTATAAATCTTCTCAACTGTTATCAATAAAATAAACTCACATACACATCTTGCCAGTCATCATGAGACATAAAAAATTGGTGACTTTTTAGTCAGACTGGAGCATACAATGGATTTTAATCTTGAAATTGACTTGAAAGACATTATGAGATCAGTTTCCATGAGTGTTGGTTCTAAGAACATACAAAGTGGAGAGTACTACATAGACATTATCTTTAAAAACAATGGGGATTGTTTGAGGATTAGAATGGATCATGCTTCAGTTTTAGAATTTAGAGATAAAATAAATGAAACTCTTTGGAAACTGGACGGCATGAAGACGTTTATGAAGACAGCAGCTTTACAGTATGAGTAAAGCTGATCTTTTTAAAATTATTTAGAGTAAAAATAAAATAAGTATTTACAACATATGGTTGAGGTTATATAATCAAATTAGAATCAGGAAAGGAGATAGCTTTAATTATTGATTAATGAACCAATTAACGATCAAATAAGAACTATGGTTTTAAGGAAATATACAAAGCTCTTAGTATCATGTGAAAGGTCTTTACGCAGCATAGAGAATAATGAAATCAGAATGGCAATTGGAGATCTAGATTTCGTTAAAGACAATTTAGAGGAAATACAATACATACTTGGAGATGTTGTAAATCAGCACGGTTATTTTAAGAATAAAAATAAAATGTAAGTTTTATAGAGATTAAGATAAGGGGGAATAACATGGGCGCATTAATCGCTAAGCAGCCGAATGGACGGTACTGCCGATTTAGTTCAGTGGTTGACTGTCCGACGCACATAAATATGACGCGTGAAGACTATTTGAATAATTTCACTGGGACAACAAAAGGAAAGGAAGATGCTGAAGATACATTGGTAAATTATCTCCATCCGTTTCATGAAGTGATAAAGTGGTATACGCCGTTGAATATGTGTGAAAAAGAATTTGTGGAGGCACTAAAAGAAATGTGTGACGAAAACCCAAAGGAGGCACGGAAATTATGAACACAGCGCACAGAGTGTGGGACGGCGAGAAAATGCATCATTGGGATGACGAGGGGATAAGCCTGAATATTGAAGATGGAAATTGGTATTTATACCGCAAAGGAAAATTCATCACGAGCAATAAAACAGCTTGCGCTGTTCTCATGTGGGGAACAGGGCTACAGGACAAGAAAGGGAAGGATATATACCAAAAGGATATTACTGAGGAATCGTATATGAATCCTTTACTCAAAGAAAATGTTGTTGACCGTTATGTTATTGAGAGACGGAAAGGTATCGACAGAATGAACCATGTCAGCAAAAAGGGCCAATTGGATAGATTCTTATGGTATCGACTTGATGAAATTGAGGTTGTCGGAAACGTTTTTGAAAATCCTGAGTTATTGGAGGGTGCGGAATGAGTGAAAAATATCGTGTTTATGATGAAAGAAATAATGAAACCGTTTTTCAGTCGGGAGACAACGCAGAGTGTGTAAGGTTCATCCTCGGTCATTATGATGAAGCACATGAAGATTACGAACATATTTTCATTGATCGGGTCGGTGAAAAGAAGGAGGACGTGGAATGAAGTTCAAAGATATAGTGCCATACACAAAAGACGGCAGTTATAGAGTTCATCACTCATTAAGGCATTTTAAAAGTGCAATTGAAAGATATATTGAGGAAGGTCTACAACTTAACCCTGATTTTCAAAGAGGGCATGTATGGACTGAAGAGCAGCAAATTAAATTTGTAGAACATCTTTTAAAAGGAGGTAAAACAAATCCCATTTTCCTTAACCAAAAAGGATGGATGAGGGATTTTCAAGGAGACTTTGTATGTGTGGATGGTTTACAAAGGATAACGGCATGTTTGAGGTTCCTAAACAATGAAATCAAAGCATTTGATCACTTTTACAATCAGTTTGAAGACACTTTGAGCAATTTAATCAGTTTGGAGTTTGTCATTAATGATCTCCCAACTAAAGCAGATGTTCTTCAATGGTATATTGAATTAAACACCGGAGGTACTGTACATTCCATTGAAGAGATTAAGAGAGTGCAAACGTTATTAGAAAAAGAAATCACCAATGGAACTAAATAAAAGATGCATTTTAATGTGATTAAAAGGAGTGAGAATAATAATGGAATCAAAACATGGAATGAGTCAATATCGCTTAAATAGAGCAAAAAGTTATGCCCAGTCATTTCTAGAAACAGTGTCAAAGATTGAATTTATGTATCAGCTGTCTCTTCAAAAGTTGGTTGATCCAGACATTGCAGAAAGCTATATTGCTAGGAATATTAAAGAAATCGATAGGGAATGGGAGGACTTTAAAAGTTATATTGAGCAGCGGGAGGACATGAGGGAATTAGATTAAGTAAAGGAGTGAAAAGATGGAAGTTTTACAACCAAATCAATATTTTGACATGATTAAATCAAAGAAAAATAAGGTTACAGACAAAGAACTTCAAAGATATTACGACAATTGCTGGTTACTCAATAAGTATAAGCAAACTAATCAAATTAAAGCTGCAAAGAAACTGATATTCCACTTAGAATCAATTGAAAAAGAACGCGAGATTGTAAAGCTTGGCATTGATACGTTTGTTTATCGATATGACATTGAAGAATACATAGATAACATTGCAAAAGATACTGTCAAAATTATTGAGCTTGAAAATTACGAACGTGAAATCCCTGATGATGTAATCATTAAATACAACAAAGTGAAAGACAAATTGGATCGGTTTTATGTGGTGTTTACAGATTATACGGGGAAGGTTGAAAGGCAGATCAAAAAAGAACGGAGAGATAAGGATCCAATTTTATTCGGCACTTTTCAAGATGAGTCGAGTGGTACTTTAATTGAACGTTTTTATTTCATAGGCGACTGCGAAGATGAGTAATGTGATCTCACTTTAGATAAGATGATTTCCAAAGTGCAGGAAGTAAAAGAATCAAATATTGCAATGACCATCAATACACCCCAAGATATTGAGCAATTGAAGAAGCAGTTAAACAACATGGACAAGACAGGAAATGGGTTTAGGATGAATAATCCCGGATTTGTAATGGTTAATGAAAAAGAAAATTGGTTTAAAAAGCTGTTCAAAAGGCCGAAGTGATGAAAAGAACAGTTGACCTTACTGCAAATAGAGAGTTCATGAAGATTGGAAATAGCCGAAGCGAGTCGTTAGTGCAAAGGCACTTAAAGAAGCGAATATACCCATGGAGTGTAGAAGCAGAAGTAAGACAGAACGACCTTTATAGTAACGGCCTATTGTTAACTGGCAACGGCTCTGAAAGAAAAAAACAGAAGGAATCAGCAGCATTTGAGAATACGTGTCACTGTTGTGGTAAGTGGGACTCCTTCCATATGACAATAACAAAATCAACCCTGTGTAAAAGTTGCGAAGAAATGCTTGATCACAGTGTTGTGGGCAACGTCCCTTGGAGAAAGCAGTTTGGATAAAAGTAAAATTTTATAGAGAGTGGAAAATGGAAATGGAGGAAATGATTTTGCTAAAAGAAATAACAATATTTGATTTAAATAAAATCATACCTGGCACAAAAGTTAAAGTAACATGGTACAAGGGATCAGAGATGGAGTATACACATCAGGGTGAAGTTATCATTAATAATGGGGAAAAGTTTTATTATAATTACGTTGATAAAGAAGGATATGTAGGTCACTGTCATGTAAACGCACTTGATTTGAAGAACTATCCTGACAGTCTAATTGTTGAGATTAAATCAAAATAAAATTGAAGTTTAATAAGAAAAGAATTCAATAAAAAAGGAGAGTTTTTAGTGAACGTAAAGTTACAAGGCTACTTTAAAGAATTAGACACAAATCTAAAGGAATTAGGGATGTCTGATTCATCAGTTGAATATGCACTGCACATTAGGGATAAATTCGATAAGGTCATTTATAGCTTAAATGAAATAAAAAACTATTTAGGCGGGGAAGACATGGCCCGCACATCAGATAAATATTTTCAATAAAAAGACTGTTTTAAAGAGAGGGAGATATATTAATGGGAATGTATACTGAATTGGTTTGTGCTTTTAAGCTTATTGAGGAAACACCAAGATCAATAATTGAAATTTTAGAGTTTATGACTGGTCAAAGAGATGAACATCCAAGTGAGTTGCCAGAACATAATCTGTTTTCTGAAGATACTAGATGGAAATGGATGCTTCAATCAGATAGTTATTATTTCGATGGGAAAACCCATAGCAAAATTGAAAATGACGCTGTTGTTGGTGGTTGTTATGTAAGTATTAGATGTAATTTAAAAAACTACGATGATGAGATTGAAAAATTCATCGACTGGATTTCATCATATATTCAAAAGGACTACGATCATTATTTTATTGGATACGAACGATATGAAGAGGACAAGGAGCCTACATTAATATTTGTGTAAAAGGATTATTTCAATGAAATGAGGTGGGAGTTTGAGTGAAAATTATAAAGACCCAAGACAAGTTGCACTTGAGCTTGTAAAGAAAGCAAGTGATCAGATTCGCTATACAAATGATGATGAATTTACATTTGAAGTGGTTAATAAATTGGAGGAAATTGAGGATATGCTTAAGAAAGATATTGATAAAGATAAGTTAGTTGAAAGGGTGTCGTTAGCATAGGATACATCAAATACATAATTGATACAGTCTGGTTTAACTTAGTTTGGTTTAAATGGCATCTTGGAGCGGATATAAGCATATTTGATGGCTGCGGATGGAATACATATAAATATTTAAAGAGTAAAAATAAAATAAATGGAGGTTATAAGGGTGATAAAGAGGAATCTGCTTAGCAACCACGTTGATGAGATTATTGGTGAATATTACGCTGGTAAAGGATATTCAGTCCATAGCATTGAACGCCAGGAAAATGGACAACTGATTGTTGTTACGGAACGAGTAGCAGAGAAGAAGGAACCGGTAAAGGTTGATATAGCATTTGATTTTGTACATAGAAGACCACATAAGAAGAAGTATTTAGCTTAAAAAAGGCAAAGAGTCAAAGCTCTTTACCATCAGGTGTTTTCCTTAACCGGTTCGCAATGTACTTCATTACGTTTACTGCAATCGACACTAATACAATAATCAGTGCTATTTCAAATAAGAGGATGTATCCAAAATTCACATTAAGCTTTTCAAAGTAATCGCTGGTAAAAGAGAGGAGTTTATAAATCCCTAGCATAAAAACGATAAAGGAAACACCTAAAATCACAAGTGACTTTTTAGAATAATCTTTAGCGTGTTCAAAATTATAAATGATGATTGATACAAATAACAAACCCGTAGCAATCCTGTGGGATAACGAATCATCGGCCGAAAATGATTGCACTACTATGCTGATGATTAATCCAGTAATACCGATTGTTTTATTCAAGGAATCACCCACTCGTATGTAAGTTAGGTATGAGTTTACCAATTAAAGGGGATTTTCTCAAGGTGATCCACATTAAAGTTAAATTAAAATAACAGATTTTTCAGGAGGTAAAATTAAGTGATCGTATACACTACACTAGGTTATTTCCCTGTGCTGAGAAGAAAATTATCCAAAGAATTTAAACGATTAGGTTTTAATAGCCTGAAAGAAAAGCGTTGGTTTTTAGCTAAGGTCTTAGGATATGCACCAAATTTCAAAGAAATGTCTATAGCTGAAATGGAAAGAGTGATTGATGAGCTTACTAAATACGAAAACTTAAATGAAATTACATAACTAAATCTAAATAAACTCGTGATTTTAAAGGAAGAGGTGGGAAGTGAAATATAAAAAACCAGTTGAAGTTGATGCTATCCAATATGACGGATCACAAGATTCTTATGATGAATTACGGGAATTCTGCGGTGATGTAGTTGGTATCTGGCATGATTTACTTACAACAATGCGTCATATACAAACTTTAGAAGGCAGTATGATCGTTTCGCCTAATGATTTTGTTATTAAAGGAGTCCAAGGTGAGTTTTATCCTTGTAAACCTGACATATTTCATCAGACTTATGAGAAGGTCTAAATAAAAGATAGTTTTTAAAATGAAATGGGGGAGTTAGGGACAATGAAAAAATTTGAAGAAATCATTAAGCAAAAATCAGTACTTCTGAACGATTGGGAAGGAAAAGAAAAGGTTGACGTTTTGTCAGACTTTGAAGAAAAAGAAACTGATGTAAACATTCTGTTTGCCTCTTATGATGGTGACATTTGTGAAGGGCACGCATGGGTTCTATTTGAAGAGAGAGGGAAATTGTTCGAGGTTAATGGTTCCCACTGTTCATGCCACGGTTTAGAAGATCAGTGGGAACCTGAAGAGGTTACTCTCAATGTTTTAGAACACAGATTGTTGAATGGAACATTTGGAGAACCGGATTTTAAGGAAGAGCTATGTGACTTTTTGGGTGTTGAATTTAAATTAAACCACTAGAAGATCGCTATCTAAAGCAGTAACCATATAGATAACGATCATAGAGAGAATATCAATCTCTATAACGCCTTCTTTCCTTAAAGTTATCAGGATACTCATTCTGCTTTGATTTGGACTTGAATACAAACCAAATTACAGCAGCTAGCATGTAATCCATGACTTTATCAAAAGTCCAATTTGTGAAAAGATCCATTAGAAATTTCATTACCTTTCACCTCCGAGACAAAAATGTCCTTTCTCTTTTAGATGGCATGGGTAAGACAACGCCTCTATTAATAAAAGAGTGAAAAGCAATAGAAAAATCAAAAAAGAATTCAAAAAAATTGAGATGGAATAAATGACAGAAACACAATCAAATGGCGGTGATAGCCATAGGTGATATGGAGGAAAGTCAATGGCGCAAATATATGCGTGCTTTCTAAACGGCAAACTATATGGTTGTGGTGACATGGAGTATATGAACGATCTATTTAGAGATTATGTTGTTACCTGTGAGATGTATGGAAGAGACGATTGCACATTCCAAATAACTACGATAAAGAAAGCTCGCAGATTATTGATTAACGAAACTATTGGCGAAAACAGTGAAGCATTAAAACGATTGGAGAGTGAATAAATGCGGTTTTGGATTATATATGGATTGTATGTTTTCTTTTTCGCATATTCGATCACACAGCTTATAACGTTTGAGTCTAACTATACCGGCTTGGCAGTATTTTTGCTTCCCCTTATATTGTCGTCGTTTATAACAGCATTAGTCGTTTCCCTCGGGTTATTCGGAAGTAGTTCTCATAGCGGATATGGAGATGGAGGAGAATGAATGAGAATATTCTAAATGATTTTGTGGGCTAAAATATTTGGTGATTATTATGGGATCAAAATAAAATAGTTATTTTAAAGGATGTGATTTATTTATGGGGAGAATCAATGAAGATGTTTTTCCTTGTGAGATTTGTGGAGAAACCATTGTTTATGAGCCATCTCTTGAATTTAGAGTAAAATGCGATTACTGCAATGCAGAATATTTAATTGAACGAACTGTAAAGATAACATTGTTATCAAAAGTGAAAATTCACAAGGAAAGGGGTATGAAAAATGAAAGAATTATTTAATTGGCAGAGAATAATGTTTTCTCCTAGGGTGTTATTAAATCACTCGAAATATAAGAATAGTCATACGAAAGTCATTGAGGATGGTTGGCGCTTTGATTGTCATATAGGGAAATATTATAAGTGGATTGAGATGGAATAGAACTAACTTAAAGTGTTAATGTAATAGATTTTGAATTTTGTTAAGAAAGAGACATTAAGGAATTATGTAACGGAGAGGTTAGACTCTCCAGGATTCAAAGGAAGGTATACGGAGTTTGCCATGCTTAGTCTTAAATCTGTGTTTAACCTTACATAAGATCGGTTCTACAAATACATATTCATCAGATTCAGACTTTACTTGTTTCATAGAGTGGAACTTACTTCGTTCCGCATTCGGCATGAATTCCATAAATCCAGCTGTTGTACCATCAGGATAAGACAGAAGAAACTTTATATCCTCTTTGGTGTAGCCAGTGATAAGCACATCTGTGTAATCATAATTAATCACTTTCAGCCAGCTATGGGAACGTTTATTGATTTCATAAGGGGAGTTAGCTTTCTTTAGTACGATTCCCTCTAAATTCTTTTCTTTGGCCAGATTGAAGTAAGCTAATCCGTTTCCTTGCAGGCCTTCGATCACAAAGACATTATCGTGGTCAAGGTTTAGGTCTGAAAGCATGCTCTTACGTTCAGTGAGCGGCTTATTAGCGATTGAATGTCCATCAATATAAACTACATCGAATACACAGTAAACCACCTTATGAGCTGATTTCTTAGACATAAAGCGTTCCATGACTGCTTCGAAATCAGGGGCACCGCCTGGGGTAGCTACAATGATTTCACCGTCTAAAACAGTTCCATTGGGTATATCAAGATCCAACAGTTCTGGGAACTTGCTTGTTACTTCATTGTTGTGACGAGTATAAAGCTTTATCTGATCATTAAACTTGGAGAGGATCAGTCTAATTCCATCAAACTTCAGCTCGGTAATATAATCATCGTCATCAAATGGTTCTTTGATTGAATGCAATAACATTGGCGATACAAACAAAATATCACCTCCTACTTAGAACATAATAGCTAAGCGAAGGTGATATATAAAGCAAAATGACTGTGGTACTTAATGGGATTCAATCAGTTCCGGTGAGTTGTTTTTAGGCGAGTTAACTAAGGATGAAACTTGATAAGCTTCCATGTCATTAGCATCATACGGAAGCAGTAAGCTTTGAAGATAATCAGGATCGGTGTTTTTGGGGTTTAGCCATTCCTTTTCGTTCTTGTCAGTGAGAATGACCGGCATCCGATCATGGATGTCCTCCATCAACTCATTGGGTTTTGTAGTAATGATTGTGCAGGTATATAGCGGATTGCCTTCTGGCGTATTCCACTTTTCATATAAGCCGGCAAATGCAAAGAGGTTGGATGATTTAAGTTTAATCCTCATAGGAACCTTAGTCTTTGGGTCAAGACGCTTCCATTCATAAAAACTGTCAGCTGGGATGATACAACGTTTGCTTACGAGTGGCTTTCGAAAGCTGGGTTTCTCGGCCAATGTCTCAGCTCGAGCATTGATCATTTTATAGCCGATCTTTTCATCTTTGGCCCAAGGAGGGATAAGACCCCATCTAAGCTTACCCATACGGTTGTTTGATCCATCATTAATGATTGTCAGGATGTTTTGTGAAGGAGCAACGTTATAGCTTGGATGGTATTCGTTTTCAGACAAAAATTGATCTATATTGAACTGTTCGATAATGTCGTCAAACTCAGAGAATAAAGTGAACCTGCCGCACATGTTCATCATCCTTTAGGGTTTTTGAATATTGTACAGGCTTGATACACGAAAATCAAAAAGGAGGAATGTGATGCAGCGGCAAACAGTTGAGGTAAAAGAAGTTGAAGTGTTGATTAGAGGTATATGGACAAAGGAGAAGTTCACGGATATCCAAAAGGGGCAAACCTTTAAAATTGAGGAGAATGGAAAAGCAAAGAAATACATAGCAAGAACAGATCCTTATTGGGATGAGATGTACGAAGCCTACATAATCGATTTATTTGATAAAAATAAAATAAGTGGATGTGAGAATAATGGCGATCAATTTAAAGATTAGAAAGAACAAAGCAGATAAGCCAAAGGTGAAAGATTTAGAGGACGGGTACTTCATTAAAATAGATGATGCTGATGTATACATTGTTAGAACACTAGACAGAGAGTATGCCGCTAAAGATAAACATGAAGTTATTCTTATCGATCTGAGCACCTTGCAAATAGCGCCATACAAGGATATGAAGGAATTAAAAAGTAGGCTGTCTGACAGAGGTAGCACAGTTGAAGTTATCAGACCTAAACAAGCAAACGTTAATATCGGTTTTGAGCGGAGACAATAACAGGAGGTGGAGAGAATGAGAGATATTAAATTTCAGGCGTTGGTAGTTAAACATGCATTAAGCAATTTGGGTTCTAATATGCATTGGGCAGGTATAGACAGTTACGAAGAAATTATTGATGTTCATGACATTTCTTTTGATAACGGAAAAATAGATTACGTTACAGATAAAGACGGTGATGAATATTCGTTTGCTGATAAAAGTTTGAAAGCGGTTCGACAATACACCGGATTGAAGGACAATAACGGCAAGGAGATTTATGAAGGGGATATAATTCGGATTACTTTCGACACCACATGGGCTGAAGAACCTTATTACGTTGGAGAAGTTAAATTCTTGGATAGCGAAAACTATCCAGCATTTGATTTAAGGCCTTGGATTGATTGTGAGATGAATGCTTTGAGTTGGTTAAAAAGCGAATCAGACCCGACTGTCATCAGTTATGAAGTAATCGGTAATATTTACGAAGATACTGAGCTTTTCGAATCTAAATAAAACAGAGATTTTATAAGGATAAAAATAAAATTAAAAAGGGGAAATTTGATGAAGCTAATTGGTATTAAAACAAGTAACTGTTTTTTGGTGTCTGACAATATTGAAGGAAATAAATATTTTCATAGTCAATTAGATGAATTGTTTTTCGATGGGAAACGAGCAACCCAAACGTATAAATCAGACTGGTTTAAGCTTGATAAGGAGCCAAGTGTTATTGAAAAACAAATGCCGGCTAAAAAAATCAATTATAGGTATGAATTAAAAGAGGGATTCCAGGAAACTGATTTGACGCCACAAGTAATTAAAACTTCTTACATAGGTGAAGACAGTGAATACTATGAAGTGAAGGGTCTATATGATTTAAAATTTGAAGAAGTCCCGCAAGAGAATCAAAAAATTGAGTTTGAAATGAATGTAATTGAAGAAATTGACGGAGAACTTAAGTTGCAAAGCCATAATTTTAACTTGAATTATAACTTACTGGATAGGATTCAAACTCATCCAATGCTTCTTGAAACAAAGCCGTGTTACTTGTCCCGAGAAGAAAGTTATAAGATTATCAGAAACCATATTAAAGCCAATATTAACCCTAAATTGGCAAGAATCACGAGTGATTATGATTTCTGTTTAACTGTGGTCAAAGTTTTGGAGCTTTACAAACCTCACGAGTATGTAGTTGATCTTAATGCAATGTACAAACGAAGAAAGCCTAAACTTGAGAAAAGATTTCAAACAAAGCGGGAAGTTGAAATTTACAATGTTGCACCTAAAGCCTATCAGAGCTACCCAATTGTAGAGCCTTTTAGTGGTAAGGACGTTGAGGATTTGAAGAGTAATATTAAGAAATTTTTAGATGATCTGATGGCTAAAATCAACGAGCCTTTAGTCGAATGTGAATGCTGCAAAGGAAGAGGGGTTATTTTGAATGAAAATTAAATTGGACAAAGATTACATGGTAAATGAATTGGGGCTACCTGAATCCTCAATTTTAGAAGAAATCACTGATACGTCTAGGTGGAGTATTCATTATCGTATTGTGTTTGCATATCAAGACAAGTTTTATGAGACAACTTACAGGGAAGGCGCTACAGAGTTACAAGAGGAGAGACCGTGGGAATACGATGACCAGGTTGAGTGTTTTGAAGTTGAGCTTAAGGAAGTTAAGGTTAGAAAATGGGTAAGAAAAGAAACTGAATAAAAACGATATTTTATAGAGGAATGGAGTGAAGCAATATAGATAGAACAAATCGTACTTTGATAGAGCTTGAATTGATGATTGAAGACGGAACAGTTCCCAAAAGATTGATTAATCAAGTAAAACAGTTTATTCATAGTGTAAAAGCACAAGAAATAAACATTGTCGACCTAAGACATTCCTCAGCGAGAAAACAACATGGAGATGAGTTCATAACTTTATTGGAAAAAGCTAATCATCAGCAATATTTTAAATACTATGGTGTAGTATGCAATAAATTTAAATCAAAATTTTGAGATTGCGTGCGTCAAAAGTGATTTTTAACTTAAAAGGAGGTGATTGAGATGTAATTTATTTCAGCTATCTGAAGTTTATAAAAATAAAAGGAGTGTTTATTTAATTGAAGATTAAAAACAGAATAGTGGAATTGCTAAAAAAGACTAAAGGAGCAGAGAAGAGAGACTTTGGACGGTACACTCTAATCTGCCCACCTCACCGCGAAGTGAAGCTATTAAAGTATAACATAGTTAAGAAGACTTTTCCATTCTTGGTGACAGCTCTGGTCTCATTCCTGAATCCAGTGAGTATTTTAGCAGCGGACAAGTATCGGAACTTTGAAGAGCTTAAAGCGAATGAATCACCGTTCAATTTTAGCGTATTTTCAAAAGAGCAAGACTCTGATGTATTAATTCTTGCTCCCCATGGAGGTGGTATAGAAGGGGGAACAAGCGAGCTTGCAAAGGAATTAAGCGAAACATACTCTACATATCTTTTTGAAGCTTTAAAGACACCAGGAGCATTTGATTTACATTTAACCAGTACAAATTTCGATGAACCTCAAGCACTTGAAATGTTGAAGGAGCATGAGTTCACACTGTCACTTCACGGCTACGCAAGCAATGATCAACATGTTTTAGTTGGCGGCACAGATCGGAACAAAGCTGAAGCGATAACAATCACATTAAATAATGCCGGCTACTCTGCAGAGCTTCTTGATGAGGGGACAAGGTTATCTGGCAGCAGTCCGAACAATGTTGCGAATAAAAATAAAACAGGAAAGAGCATTCAACTTGAGTTAAGCACTGGACTGCGAAAATCAATGTTTAACACCTTTTCTCTAAAAGGACGGTCAGGCACAAGAAATGAGGTCTTTTATAATTTCATTGACACTCTGTCAGGGTTTCTCAATGAAAATGTAGAAGGGAAGGGTTTGACAACATGAATATGCAGCAGCCCTTATACTATTTTGTTGATGCTCTGGATTGGGGAATTGATGATAAAGGGTCAAATGCTATTGAAACGACAGAAGGGATAAACCGAGCTTTAAAGTACGCAAGCTCAAAATCATTCTATAAAGTACATATACCAAAAGGTACCTATCTAATTGATGCTGTGAATACATCAAGGCGGTTGCCTGAATTCGGCGGAGGTATTAATATTCCTTCGAATATTGAGTTAATACTTCATCCAGAGGCTGTTTTTAAAGTGTTGCCTAATGATTCTCAAGGCTACTCCTGTTTTTATATTGGCCAAGCGAGCAATGTAACGATTCGTGGCGGTCAAATTATAGGGGATCGATACGAGCATGATTATTCAAAAGTAACTTCAATTAAAAGGACACATGAATGGGGATACGGAATTCATATTCATGGCTGCAGTAATGTATTAATTGAAAATGTGCAAGTCTCTGACTGTATTGGAGATAACATTTGGATAGCTGCCGATGGGATGATGAACACTTCAGGAGCGTATACGCCTTCAAAGAATGTTACCGTTCGAAAGTGTACTCTTTTAAGAGGGAGAAGAAATAATCTGGCTACCAATGGTTGTGAAGGTCTTCTTGTAGACGACTGTGATATAGAGGAAGCTGGGGGAGATACCATTGGGCCACAATTAGGAATTGATTTAGAGGGTTTTGGAGAAAACGGAATTAAGTATGATCACCCATACAAATTAACTGTACGAAACTGCAGGTTTAAAAATAATGGGCGTGGATCCGTTACAGCCCACACAAGCGGTGAAGTAAATCTTGAGGGAAACTACAGTGACAATGTTATTTCTTACGGATTCAGCACTGATGTCAGCATTAAAAACAACAAGATAATCAATGATGCAGAGGTTAAGAAATACGGAATTGACTCGGTTGGTGTATCAAGTACGGAATCCGGAAACAGAGTTCAAATTGAGGGCAATACGGTAAGAGGGTTTGAAGTAGGAATTTGCGCAAGAGGAAAAGGCGTGTCGATATCAAATAATACTCTAGAAGGGATAAAGGCATGTCCAATTGCAACACATCAGGCAGAAGATGTATTAATCACAGACAACAGAATAGAGAACAGTGACTGCATTCAAGTCCAGGTTAGAAACTCAAATGATGTAAGGGTTGTGAACAACAAAGGGAAAGGAACAATCTCAGCATACGCTGTAAAGATAATGGACTCTAGCCGAGTCAGTCTCGTTAATAATGAGTTTGCTAATGTATATGGTGGAATTTATTGCGAAAGGTCTCAGTCAGTTCGTTTAAAGGGAAATGACTTGTTGTTAAGTGGAAGTGGGTACGGCATCTTTTGGGATAAAGACTCTTCTGTCTCACTACATCGAAATGAAATTCATGAGCCTAGGAATGTTGCAATTAAAGGCACTCCTGATAAATATAGTTGCCAAATTAGTGAAAATCAGATTTATTTCTGTAAATCATTGATAGCCATCCAACTGACTGGCGGTTCAGAACATATATTAAAGGATAATGAGATCATGTTCAATCGTTCAGCAGACCAAGGATATGGCGTTTATTTAGAGAATACAAACAAGGTACGTCTCGTAAGAAACGATGTGCGCGGAATTGGTGGCAAGTTATTATCCCACCCATATTGCACAGATAAAGCAAAGAATACAACCTTAATTTATAACACATATGACAGTGGAACGCTGAAGACTGCAGAAGGAGATATTGTGGTCTAAATAAAACTGTAGTTTTAACAAGTTTAGGAGATGGATATATGGCCAATATTTTAACCAAAGAACAAGATGAAGCAATCCGGTATTTCAAGAACAAGCTGAACATATCTGAAAAACTGTACATATCCCTGATTAATTTTAATCTGCTTAGAGATAAACACGAAGACTTTGGTAATAGACTATATGAGCTTTATAAGACAGACCCTTATCTGTATATCAGAGCGCTTAAAGAAGGTTATGTGGTTGATCAGCCAATTGAATTTAATGAAGCAATTGTGCGGTTCTATGATGGTGAAGAACTTGCTGTGATCCATAAGACTACTGGGAAGAGATACAATGTGAATGTTAAAATGAAAAAGCTTCCTGATGGGTTTACGCTGCAAACAATGAACATGTGGTCTTGGAGTGAGGTTATTTGATTATTCAAACTCCTTTGTAAATGGTATAATTGAATTAATAAAGGAGTGGTATTATGTCCATCAATTCTATTGGAGGCTGAGTCATGGGAGTTAGAGTGGGAGGCTAATAAGATAAACATTTTGAGTTGCTATTTAAGCGGCTCTTCTTTTATGAGGTATTCTAAAAAATATCGTCGATAAAGGAGAAGCAAATGAACTTCTTAACAGCAAAAAACGAGCACGGTGAAACGGTTTACTTTCAAACTCTTAATAGAAGACCTCGATTGGGTGATTTTGTGAAGCCAATCGATACACGACGTATAGACAATGATGGTAACAGAATTAAAGAAAGTGGCAATGGTGCAAACAAATATGATGATCTAGATATGAACTCCTTTTATGAAGTATACAAGATTTTTAATGTTAAACACGTAATTATTAAAGATAAACTCGGACATAAAGTTCAATTAGATTCACGTCAATATCAATTAGCAAAGAAAATTACTAAAGAAGAATATATGAATTTTAATGAAAAACTTCATATATTAAAACATATGGATAACCACCTTAAAAGGGTTAACAACTTTCCCAGCTAAAGTTAAGCACTCTGTCGAGCTGTTATCTGCAGCTCAACTCTTTTTAAAACTTTTTAGAATAAAAATAAAATAGTTGTTGACCGTTTCGTTTTGATGATGTAAGATTAAGTTATCCCAAAGAGAGAAAGGAGGAAAGAGATGAAAAAGGAATTAAAGATATTGAAAGTATCAGCAAAAGCTCTGCATAACTACAAGAACGATGTCAAAAGGAATTACGACATTGACGAAGATCAAGCAAGAAGAAAGTTAACCAGGAATGTGATGTTGGTAAAGGAATTTAAACCACAAGGAATTAAAAGAGGTCTTTTTTCAAAAACATACTCATATGGAAACTTAAAGATCACAATTCGGCATGGAACAGTAATAAGAATTGAAAATGTAAAAGGTGATCCTGAACCTTGGGACTTTCCAAAAAAGAGATACATAGAATTAAATGAGCTACTTGGTATCAAGGATTGTAAGTTTAGTAGCAAGTCTCATTATAGACATTTTAAGAATAAAAATAAAATTAATAATTAAAAGGAAGAGGTTGATTATTTACATGGCAGAAAATAAAACAGTATTACGTGAAGCATCAAATGTTGTAACTATTGAGGGGACACTTGCTGAGGTAAAACACACTGAGTGGAAAAGTGGTAAAGGGCTAAATATTGAACTAGATATTGAGGTTGCACCAAATGAAGTGCATACAGTAAAAGGCTTTTCAAAGTATAAGAAAGATGACGGCACCGACAATGCTATCGCAAAAGGCTACCAAACTATTATTAAGGAGTATAAATCGATTGCAGAACATGGGAGAGAGCAAGCTGATAAAGTGAGAATTACCCAAGGAAAGATTGGATTGAACGAATATTACGCCCAAGGGATTTTCAAATCATACCCACAATTAACAACTAATTTTGTAAACAGGCTAGATGCCAATGAAGAATTCAATCCAAGAGCTGAATTTGATGTTGAGCTGTTTGTAAAGAATGTAACCGAAGAGAAAGTAAAAGGTGAAGAAACGGGCAGAGTTAATTTAAATGGTTATATTCCTTTATATGGTGGGAAAGTAATTCCTTTTGAATTTGTAGTCACAAAAGAAGGGTCTCAATACGTTGAAAATAATTATGAAAAAGGGTCTACGGTTAACGTTTTTGGAAAGATTATTAACTTTAAAGAGCAAAAAGTAACGACCAAAACAGCAGCATTTGGCGAAGACAAGAAAGAAATCACTACTAATTCGAAAAGAGAGTACCTAATTACAGGTGGCAATGATCCATATGACGAGGATAGCAAAAATGCTTTTAAGGCAGATGCAATTAAAAAAGCGTTGACTGAAAGAGAGATTTACCTAGATGAGCTGAAGAAAGAAGGAAATAAAGAAAACGATAAAAAGTCTGGGTTTGGAGGAAGCGCTCCTAATAACAAGCCTTCAAAGCCGGTTGAAATTTCAGATGATGAACTCCCTTTTTAATAGATAAAAATAAAATAGTTTAAATGAAAATACATAACTGGGGGTGGGCTTTGACTCACCCATCAAATCAAAATTAAAGGAGAGTTTAAATGGCAATTGATATTTTCAATCCTCAAGTTTCAGTAGTCGCAAAAGGTTTAGAGGGAAAAGTTATTACTATCTATGGTTCTAACAACTTGGGTAAGACAAAACAAAGCACACGAATGAAGAAACCTTTATACTTGCCATTTGAAAAAGGTTTGAATGCCATCGCAGGTGTTCAATTTATGGCTATTAATAGCTGGGCGGATTTTAAGAAGGTTAATAAACAGTTAACCAAAAATGCAGAAAAGGCAAAAGAAATGTATCAGACAATTATTGTTGATGAAGTAGATGCATTTGCTAAATATGCAACCAGATATGTTTGCGAGCAATATGATGTAGAACGGATTAAAGATGGAAATGATGGGTTTGGTCTTTGGAAAGAGTATGAAACAGAAGTATGGGAAGAGATTAATAAACTGATTGGTGTAGGATTTACCGTTATCTTTATTGCTCATGCTGCAGAGGACAAAAAAGGAAAAGTCTATCCTAAAGGTGATAAACGTGTATTGGCCCCTGTTATTGATAACAGTGATATTGTACTTTATCTAAGTTCTAATGGTGTTGATGAAGACAGAAAGGTTATCAAATCAAGCGCTTGGTTGGCTGAAACAGAAGAGCACTTTGCACGCAGCCGTTTCGATTACATTGACACATACCTTCCTGAGTTCACTGCAGAGAACCTAGAGAAGGCCATTATCGAGGCAGTTGAAAGACAGGAAGAAGCAGAAGGTATTGTTGCCGTTACATATGAAGAGCAAAAACAAAACAATGCTTCAGAAGAGCTTGATTACGACTCATTGATGGAGCAAATCAAAGAAGTTGGAATTAAGCTCAATGGAGAAGGACGGCTGGAAGAGGTTAATGAGATTACAGAGAAGCACTTAGGCAAGGGAGTAAAAGTGACTGAATGCAGCCGCAAACAAGTAAACGTTATGTCTGTAATTTTGGATGACCTAAAAGATCTTCTATCTAAATAAACTGGGGGGTTATTCCCTCCTCCTTATTAGGGGTGATTATTTGGGAAGACAAGTCAAATGTCCATATTGTGAGACTAAATTAGATAAAGATTTAGCGATTCCTTATAAAAAAAGATACTACCATGAACAGTGCTTCAACACGTGGAGACAAGAGGCAGATCATCGAAAAGAGTTACTTCAATACATATGCAGCTTATATGGTCTTGCATCTCCGACAGGTATGATGCTAAAACAGATCAAAGAGTTTCAAGAGGAATATGGGTATAAGCTAAAAGGAATCGAGCTTGCGCTTAAGTACTTTTATGAAACACTGGAGAATCTTCCAAGAGAAGGCGATGGTATTGGAATCGTCCCTTTTGTATATGACGAGGCTAAGCGACATTACATAAAACAAAAGGCAATCCAAAAATCAGCCGAAGACCCTAAGAATCACAAAAGAGAAGAGATCACGTTAATAATAAAAAAGGGATTGAGAAAGAAAAGGGGACTTGTTGACATCTCAACATTATAGGAAGGAGAGTCCATTTGCTACAAGACAAAAAAGCAATTGTTCAGGTTTTAGGAAGCATACTCAAGGATCCCACAATCTTGTCTGAAAGCAACAAGTATAGGATTACTTCGGATGATTTCCCTTCAAGATTTCACTCAATACTGTTTTTTGCTATGAGTAACTTATTCCAGCAAGGGACGGAAGTATTGAATGAGGTTGAGATAGATGGATATCTAAAAGATTACGACATTCAATATAAGATTTTTCATGATAACAATGGCCTTGAATACATCGAGAGAATTCAAGAGTTGGCTGTAGTCGAAAACTTTGATTACCACTACAAAAGACTAAAAAAGTTTAGTTTGCTCAGAGAAATGAGCGGCTTAGGTTTCGATATCAAGGAGATTTATGATGAAACTATAATTGATCCAAAAGAACAAGAAAAAATGCAGGAACAGTTTGATAAGAAATCGATTGATGAAATTCTAGCAGCTTATGAAATGAAGATTGTAGATGTAAAAGAGAAGTTTCGAACCTCATCCGAAAGCGTGGGAATTCAAGGTGGAGAAGGCATTGATGAGTTATTAGATTCTCTTGAGGAGTCGCCAGATATTGGAGTACCACTAAATAGCGAAATGCTTACGTCAATTTTCCGTGGGTCTCGCAAGAAAAAGTTTTATATTCGCTCAAGTATTACAGGCGGAGGTAAAACAAGGAATATGGTTGCTGATGCTTGTAGATTAAGTGCAACTGAGTTGTACGACCTTAAAAAGAAGGAATGGGTTAAAAATCCTTGGAATGAAAGTTCCGCGGTCATCTCAACGGAAATGATGGCAGAGGAATTGCAAAGCTTGGCTCTTGCCTATATCAGTGGTGTAGAAGAGAAAAAAATACTCAGAAATACTATTAATGAGCAAGAAAAACAGCTTGTGCGCAAAGCTGCTAAAGTTCTTCAAGAGTCCAATATTTGGTTCGAGCATCTTCCAGATTTCAATATCCAGGAGATCGAGAGAACGATTGAAAAGAATGTAATTAAAAATAATGTTGAGTACATTTACTTTGATTATATTCACTCATCGGTGACAATTTTTTCGGAGATGAGTAAAAAAAGCGGCGTCAACCTAAGAGAGGATCAAATCCTTTTGCTTATGTCTGATAAGTTAAAGGGCTTATGCAACAAATACGATGTCTATATGATGAGTGCTACTCAATTAAATGGTGAATGGAAAGAGGCATGGCAAAAAGGACAAGTTATAGATGCATCTTACCTTAGAGGAAGTAAAGCTATTGCAGATAAGACTGATGCTGCAATGATTATTCTACCCTTAAGTAAAAAAGAGAAGGATGCTATTGATCCGATTTTAAAAGCAGGTTTTTACTCAGAGCCAAATTTTGTTACACACGTATTTAAGAACAGGGGAAATGAGTACGACAAAGTAAAAGTCTTCTCCCATATAAATATGGGAAATATGCGGATCAAGGATTGTTTCACAACAAATCTCGATAACGAATTAATTACAGTTGAAAAATTGAATGTTAAAGCAGGATAAGGGGTGTAGCACCCTTTGAAATATGATAAAGACAGAATAAAAGAAAGTCTTACGCTTGAGGATATACATAAAATATTAAAAGAATTGGGTAGCGAAAATAATCAATGGGATCAACAAGGAAACCCAATATACAGAACCGTTTGCCATAACGCTTCTAGTGGAAGCTACAAACTGTATTATTACCACGAAGCAAAGCAATTTCATTGCTATACAGAATGTGGAGACACATTCGATGTCTTTGAGCTTGTAATACGAGCAAAAAGACAAAAAGGGATCAATATATCCTTCAATCAAGCCATTGAGTATGTTGCAAGGCTAGCTGGGAGAACATTTGGTTTCGGTAATAGGGAGACATTCACGAATAATGATTTAATTGATGACTGGGAATGGATGGGGAAGTTCAAAAAGAGGAAAAAGATAGGTATTGAACTTCCCAGCTTCAATGAGACTGTTTTAGATGTGTTTATGCCTTATCCCCATCAAATGTGGTTGGACGAGGGAATAAGCATGCAAACATTAAATGACTTTGAAATTGGTTACTATTTTAGAAGCTACACAGAAGGTATAACCATTCCACATCGAGATTTAAATAATAGATTGATTGGTATACGTAGACGATCTCTTATTAAAGAAGAAGTTGATGCCGGGTATAAATATATGCCTTTAAAAGTTGAGAACACCTTGTATAATCATCAGACCATGATGAATTTATATGGATTACATAAAACAAAAGATTCTATTGAAAGGTTTAAAAAAGCCTTAATTTTTGAATCAGAAAAATCTGTTTTAAAATGCCAGGACTTTTATGGTGAAGCAAATTTCACATGTGCAGTCTGTTCAAACAACATTTCAAATTTTCACCGTGATATCTTACTTTCTCTTGGAGTGGAAGAAGTGTTTATTGCTCTCGATAAATACCGGCCACCGAAAGACCATGAAACGGAGGAAATGTATCAACGTAAACTGCTAGAGTATCAGAAAAAAATCTTGAAGCTTGCAGCAAAATTTACGCCGTATGTTCGTGTGTATGTTTTATGGGATTTTGAAAACATGTTGGATTATAAAGACAGTCCAGCTGATAAGGGAAAAGACGTTTTAGAGGAGTTGATGAGAAGAAAAATTGAAATCAATACGAATGAAGGAGGGATTTAGTGGCTTATAAGCTCATTGGCAACAATGATTATAATTTCAATCCATTATCGACAATTTTAATAAACAGAGGGATTGAAAATCCGAAGAGCTTTATTGATGTGAACCAGAGCTCAGTCATTCATTTTTCAAAACTCGATAACATTGATAAAGCATCTGATTGTTTAATAAAGCATTTGGAGAATAAAAATAAAATATTTGTTCAAGTGGATAGCGATGTAGATGGGTACACATCAAGTTCAATTATTATCAATTATATAAAGAAGATTTGTCCGAAAGCAAATATACATTACAGAATTCAAGATGGGAAGGAACATGGGATATTTATTGATACAATTCCTGATGATGTTGACTTAGTCATAATCCCAGACGCAGGTTCAAGTCAATTTGAGGAACATGAGGCTCTTAATAAGAGAGGCACAGAAATAATTGTTATTGATCACCATGAATGTGAACGAGAGTCTGAACATGCGATCGTAGTAAATAATCAACTTTCGCCTAATTATTCGAATAAAACTCTAACCGGTGCAGGAATGGCCTATAAATTTTGCCAGGCAGTTGATGAAAAGCTAAATAAAAATGAAGCCGAACAATTCTTAGACCTTGTATCTATTGGTAACATTGCTGATTCGGCTGATTCAAGAAACCTTGAAACCAGGTATTTTATGAATGAAGGCTTGAAGAAAATTAAGCATCCATTATTAAAGAAGCTGTTTAAGAAGCAAGATTTTTCAACCAGAGGTGACAAGAACATACAGAATACACAGTTCTTTATTAACCCTTTAATTAACGCAGCCATTAGGGTTGGAAGCAGTGAAGAAAAAGATCAAATGATGAGAGCATTCCTTCTTTCTAAAGAAAAGGTTCCCTACAAAAAACGTGGGCAAAGTGAAACAGAGCTTGTGTCAATACATGATGACACAGTTAGAATTCTAGGAAATCTAAAAGCAAAGCAGAAACGGATTGCAGATGCAGCTGGAGTGGAAATTAAAAATAGAATAGAGGAGAAAAGTTTAACAGCGAATAAAGTACTCATTATTTACATTGAAGGAATTCTAGATAAGAGTCTAACTGGTCTGGTGGCCAATCAGCTTGCAGAAGAATATAAAAAGCCGGTCTTGTTAGCCAGAAACGATCCCGAAAAAGGTAAAGATATCTTGAGTGGCTCTATACGAGGGTATGACAAAGGGTTTATAAAGGATTTTAAGAAAGTGCTTATAGATACTGGATTGTTTGAGTTTGTTGAAGGTCACCCAAATGCAGCTGGTTTTGCAATTAAACGACAGAACTTAATACTGGTGAACAAAGTGCTGAATGAAAAATTTAAAGACATAGATATTGAAGAATATGTTCAAAATGTTGATTTTGAGATACCAGCTAATCAACTTAGAAAGGAATTTTTAATTAAGCTGTATAGCTATAAAGATTATTGGGGCTATAAGGTCGAAGAACCATTAGTAGCAATAACAGAACTAGAAGTTGATGTTGATCAAATTGAACACATCGGGAAAAAGAACAAGACAACAGTCAAGTTTAAACATGGAGATATTGAATACATACGCTTTAAAAGCGATACAGAATACTTTGAGAAACTTACTCAATCAAATGGAACTTTAATACTTAATGTTGTTGGTAAGGCAAGGGTAAATGAATATAAGGGTAGACAAACACCTCAAATTGAAATTTATGACTTGGAGGTGGTTCGTACAAAGAAAAAAGAGCTTGTGTTTTAAGGGGGATGAAAATTGATTGGATGTCACTGCCACACTGATAAAAGTAACATAAGACTACTCGATTCAACAAACTCAGTTGGAGAATTGCTTAAGACAGCTGTTCAGATGAATTATAAAGGATTGGCTATTACTGACCATGAGATTCTTTCAGCACATTTGGAAGCGATTAAGACTGTCAGAGAAATGAAGAAGAAGGGAGATATGCCTGCAGATTTTAAACTCATATTGGGGAATGAAGCATATTTAGTCGATTCACTGGAAGAAGTCCGCGATAACTATAAGTCAGGACAGACAAAGTTTCCGCACTTTCTAATGTTGGCAATTGACCCTAAAGGACACGAGCAGCTAAGAATACTATCTTCACAAGCCTGGGAAAATTCATTTTACACAGGAACAATGGAAAGAGTGCCAACAGTTAAAAAGGATGTAGAAGAACTGCTTAGCAAAGATCCAGGTCATATTATCGCTACAACAGCTTGTCTTGGCTCTGAGGTGAATATCAATTTACTCAGAATCAAAGAATGCGAAGAAAGCGGAGACATTCAGTCAATCAAGCAGAACAAATTAAAAATTCATGAGTTTATAACATGGTGTGTAAAAGTCTTTGGGAAAGATAAGTTCTTTATTGAGCTTCAGCCAGCTTTAAGTGAAGAGCAAATTTATTGTAATAAGAAACTTGTTAATATAGCTAACGGTTATGGATTGAAAGTGATTGTCACAACCGATGCACACTTTCTTAGACCGGAAGACAGGGCAATTCATCAAGCCTTTTTAAACGCCAAGGATGGAGAGAGAGAAGTCGACTCTTTTTATGAGGCATGTTTTGTTCAGAATGTTGATGAAATTCATGAGAGAATGGACTACTTGGACAAAGAGATCATCAAAGAGGCCATTGAAAACACATTGCTAATTGGAGAGATGATTGAAGACTATACTATTGAGCACGAACCAATTATTCCAAAAATGGCTTTACCTGAGTTTGAATTATCCCATTTGTTCAAGCCGGCTTATGAGAAATATAAATATATAAAATTAATGGCTGAATCTGATGAAGAACAGGACAGGTATTTGTTAAAGCTAATTGAAGATGGTTTTAAGGCAAAGCTAATGAAAAAGGATATGTCTAAAAAAGAGTTGCACTCAATTTTAAAACGGATTGATCTAGAATTGGGTGAGCTATGGGAAATCAGTGAGAAGCTAAAACAGGCCATGTCATCTTATTATGTTACTGTCCGGGAAATCATCAATACAATTTGGGATGATGAATGTGGAGGAGACAGCTTAGTTGGAGCAGCAAGGGGGAGCGCAGCAGGTTTTTTAGTAAATTACTTGTTAGACATTACGCAAATTAACCCAATGCAGTACAACCTTCCTCATTGGCGTCACATACATAAATCGAGACCAGATTTGCCAGATATCGATATTGATACTGAAGGATCTAAGCGTTCAAGAATCTTAAAAGCATTAAGGGACAAGTTTGGAGAAAAAAGAGTACTGCAGATTTGCACTTTTGGAACTGAGAAATCTAAATCCGCACTTCAAACTGCTTGCAGAGGCTTAGGAATTGATAACGACATCTCTCAATATTTAAGTGGAATGATTCCATTTGAAAGGGGAGCAAACTGGACTCTCTCCGATTGTTTCTTTGGCAATGAAGAATTAGGAAGAAAGCCTATTAAGGAATTTATTAGAGAGGTCGAGGGATATCCCAATCTGAAAGAAACCTGTCTGAAAATTGAAGGTTTAACTAACAAACGATCTTCTCATGCAGCCGGCGTCCTAATATTCAATGATGAATACACCAAATCAAACGCAATGATGAGGACACCAAAAGGAGCATATATCACACAGTTCAATATGGGCGACAGTGAAGCAATGGGTTCAGTTAAGTATGATCTGTTGACTATTGAGGGATTAGATAAAATTCGAGTAGCCTTAGACCAGCTTATCGAAGACAATCAAATAGAGTCCCAAGGAACTTTAAAAAGAACTTATACTAAGTATTTGCATCCAGATACTTTGGAGTATAACTCTAAGAGAATATGGGAAATGGCTGGCGAAGGAGAAATAATGGATTTGTTTCAGTTTGATACAGAAGTGGGCAACCAATCCGTTGTTAAAGTTAAGCCGAAAAACTTATTGGAAACAGCCGTAACAAATTCTTTAATGAGACTGATGTCAGAAGGGGAAGAACAGCCTGTAGATACATATGTAAGATTTAAAAAAGACATCGACCACTGGTATCAAGAAATGAGAAATTACAATTTAAGTTCAGAAGAAATGGATGTACTTAAAAAACATCTATATAAACCAGAAGAAGGTCTATACGGGATCGCAGATACACAGGAATCAGTTATGATGCTATCCATGGACAAAGAAATTGCTGGGTTTACCATTGAAGAATCTAATAAGCTAAGAAAAGGGATAGCCAAAAAAATCAAAAAAATGATTGATGCAATAAAGACAATGTTTTTTGAGAAAGGGCGAAGCTTGGGAACATCTGAAAACCTTTTAAAATATGTCTGGGAAGTACAATTTAAAAGACAATTCGGATACTCGTTCAGCAGCCTGCATACTCTTGCATATTCTATTATTGCTCTTCAAGAATTGAACCTTAACTATAAGTACAACCCATTGTATTGGAGCACAGCTTGTTTAACGGTCAACAGTGGTGGAATTGAGAGCGAAGAAGATCAGGCCACCAAAAAATCAGCCGCCACAAACTATGGGAAAGTGGCTGCAGCTATAGGGAATATCAGAAAAAGAGGAATTAAAGTTGATTTACCTGATATCAATAGCGCAAATTTTGGTTTTAAAGCAGATACGGAAAGTAACTCTATTATATTTGGATTAAAAGGAATGAATGGAATTGGTGACGATGTTGTTCATCAAATAATTGTAAATAGGCCATACAGTGACTTTGACGACTTCATCGAAAGAATGTTCAAAAGTAGCATCCTTAAAAAAGGACAGATGATCCAACTAATAAAAGGTGGTTGTTTTGATTCTTTTGGTGATAGACAAAAAATAATGAAATCCTTTATTAGTTTGATATCTGAGCCTAAAACCAAACTGACTTTATCGAATTTAAAAATGCTAATCGAAAACAATATTGTTCCCCAGGAATATGCTTTAGAAATTAGATTCTTCCGTTTCAAAGAATACATCAGCAAAAAGGTTTACAAGACAATGAAATCTCCAAAAGACAGGCTTTTCTTATTAGATGATATGTCTTCCGACTTTTACAATCAACATTTCAGTGAAAGCGGAATCGTTGATATGATTAATGGTCAACTTGTTGTATCAGAAAGATTGTTTAAAAAAGAATATGACAGTAAAATGTCCAAAATCAAAAACTGGATATCGACTGAAGAAGCCTTAAGTGGACTTAACAATTGCTTGCTTAAGAAAGAGTGTTCTAAGTATGCCGATGGATCTCTTGGTAAATGGGAGATGGATTCATTGAGTTATTATTATAACGATCATGAACTTGCTGGTGTTAACTTTGCTAAGTATGATATTGCTGATTTCTATGAGTTGCCAGAAGAGCCGATCAAAGGGAAACCATATCAATGGCGAGGAAAAACTCTGTATGAATATGAAACGACTCGAATTATAGGAACCGTATTAGACAGGGATAAAAACAAGCACACCATCACACTCCTTACACCTACAGGGGTGGTAACAGTTAAACAGTGGGCTGGTAGCTTTGGACATTATAATAAACAGATTTCTCGACCTGTCGCCGGCGGCAAGAAAGAGGTTGTTGAGAAGTCTTGGTATACCAGAGGAACTTTGCTCATGTTCACTGGATTCAGAAGAGGCAATAACTTTATTCCTAAAGTATATAAGAACAGCATCTATAGCCACACGGTCTGCAGAATTGATCACGTTGATAGTGAAGGCAATATTAGTCTAACAACCAAAAGAGCTGAGGTATAGGAGGCAGGATTATCGATAAAAATTTTATGGATAAAAATAAAATAAAAACACGCATTTTCAAGTCTGTTTATGGTATGATGATTTTAATTCCCTTAACCACTTTTTCTTACATAAGTTATGAGCAGCATTTACATAAAACCGAGGGAAATGAAAACTCGATAAAAGAATCATTTTATAAGAAGCCTAGACAGATTAGGATACCATCAAGTGAGAATATTGTCTCACGGCTATTTAAAAAAGCTCAAACGAACAAAGAACAACAATTAAAAAGGCATACAGAGAAGATTATCTCAGCAAAACTCATTAAACCTAAGCAAAGTAAGAAAAGGCACAGGAAGGGAGGTGAGACGGTAAAGCATAAACTTTTTAAGAATAAAAATAAAATTAGTATTGAAGAAAAAGAAAACAAGCCACCGGCCGCAAAGAAAACCATCCAGGTTAAGCTGAGTGCTTATATTGCCCACTGCCAAGAAGGATGCACAGGAACAACTAGAACAGGTGTTAATGTCACTCAATCAATCTATTACAAAGGGTATCGTGTAATTGCAACTGATCCAAGTGTTATTCCATTGAATTCAATAGTTGAAGTAAGAATTGGTGGGAGAACATTTAAAGCAATAGCAATTGATACTGGTGGCGCAATTGTTGGAAATAAAGTGGACTTGCTCGTAGCAACCGAGCGTGACGCAGTTAATTTTGGTAAACAAAGTGGGACAATCTCGATTATTAGTTAGGAGGCGGTTAATTGCCGAAGTTTTGGTCTTATCCAGAAGGGTTAAAAGTCATCATAAATGAGAATGCAAAGAGTGCTTGTCCTCATCATGTTGGACGGGAAGGGAAGATTGTTGAGTTGATGCACTCTGCCATATATGATTACGCGGTCAGTGATGAAACAGGTGATATTACATTCTTCAAGGAGCATGAAATAAATCCAGCTAAAGGAGGTTAATTGTTTGTTTAAAAAGGGAGAGAAGGTGATTGCAGGTTTCACGGGTGAGATTGGTGTTGTTGCGCAAGTTGATAAAGGACATGAGCAATTAGAAGTTGAGTTTCCAGACGGCTCATATAGAGTGATAGGCTTCAGCAATGTAAGAAGGGTGGAAGATAAATGACGATGATTATTTTAGAAGGCACTGACTGCTGCTACAAATCAACAATAGCAGATAAGCTAAGCAAAGAACTCGGATATCCGGTAATAAAGGGATCCAGCTTTGAATTGGCCAAGAGCGGAAATGAGAAGCTGTTTGAACACTTCAACAAGCTGGCCGATGAGGACAATGTAATTATTGATCGATACATATATTCAAATCTGGTTTATGCGAAGAAGTTCAAGGATTACTCAATTTTAACGGAAGAGCAGCAAAGAACAATCGAGAAGAAGATTAGAGATAAAGCCAAAGTGATCTACTTACATGCTGATCCAAAAGTTATTAAGCAACGTTTACTTGAACGGGGTGACGAATACATAAATGATCGAGACATTGAACCGGTCTTAGAGTTATATAGAGAAGTAATGAGCGATGCAGGATTACATACATATTCATGGGATACTGAGCAGTGGTCTAGTAAAGAAATTGCTGAAGACATAATCTTTTTAGTGGATGGGGTGATTTATGAAGAAAGTAATTGCAATTGATATGGATCAAGTTTTAGCTGATTTACTAAGTGATTGGGTAGCCTACATTAACGTCTACGACGATCCTTTTCTAAAAGAGGAAGATATACTGTGCTGGGATATCAGCAAATATTCAAATACCCAAAACAATGTTTATAGACATTTGGATTACGAATTGTTCAGGAATCTGGATGTTATAGAAGGGAGTCAGAGGGCAGTTGAGGAGCTGACGAAAAAATATGAAGTATATGTTGTTACTACAGCAACAAACCATCCAGAATCCCTTAAAGCTAAGTTAGAATGGCTCACAGAGCATTTTCCATTTATTCCACATAGCAATGTTGTGCTTTGTGGCAATAAAAACATAATTAAAGCAGACATCATGATTGATGACGGAATACATAATTTAGAAACATTTGAAGGAATGAAGATACTATTTGATGCTCCCCATAACAGGAATGACAATAGATTTATTCGTGTTATGAATTGGGAAGAGATTGAACGGAAATTACTTTAAAATAGATTAGATTTAGAGTGAAAATAAAGTTAAAAGGAGTGAATTAACACTCCTTAGTAAACTAACGTGCTTCTACTGTAATTTTATAAATCACATAATTGTCGTTAATGTCATACGCGTAAACCAATGCAGTGCCCAAAGTTGAACGAGAGGATACGACACCACTGGAACTAATGCTTATAAGGTTGCTTCCAGATACGATTTCCCAACGGGTGTAGCCTTTTAATAGAGATACGTTAGAATTCCTCAGCATGTGAAAATCAACTGTACCAAGCGGATCACCTAGCTGCTTAACTTGATCAACTGATTTGACAGGGGTTAAAGCAGAAGCCTGTGATGTGAATGCAGGGAGTGCTAGTGCTGTAAGCGATAGAGCAGAAACAATCAATCCTTTGTAAAACTTTTTCATAAGAATTACCTCCTAGGTTTTGATTGTGATTACAACTCCAGTCTAGCATGTTAAATATTTGAAATGTGTGAAGTGTTTGTGAATCTGATTAAAATATCTCTTTTATAGAGAAAGGAAGAGGCTTTTGAAAATAAACGAATTAAAATTTAATGAAATTTATAAGATAGATTGCTTAGATGGATTAAAGGAACTAAAAAATGAAAGTATCGATTTAATTGTAACCAGCCCACCATATGCAGATAGAAGAGAGGGAGAATATAAGTCTATTAAAACTAGTGAGTATGTGAATTGGTTTATTCCTATTGCTAAAGAACTTTATAGAGTATTGAAGCCTTCCGGAAGTTTCTTTATAAACATTAAATCACATTGTTCAAAGGGTGAGCGTGAATTATATGTTTATGAATTAGTAATCGCGCTGAAGAAAGAACTAGGCTGGAGGTTTGTTGATGAATTTACCTGGACAAAAAATGGAGTCCCTGGTCGTTTTAAAGGTCGCTTTAAAAATGGGTTCGAACCAATTTTCCACTTTGCAAAATCAAGCGAAATTGTTTTTAATCCATATGCAGTTGGCGTTCCGATGAAAGAAGAAAGCTTAAAAAGAGCTAATCGAAAAGCGACGGGTCTTACTAAAAACGGAAGCGGATTTGCTGGCATGAGAAGAAATGAAACCATGGTTAACAGGAGTTTGGCGTTACCATCAAACCACTTACATATTCCACAAAAATCAAACCAATACACATTACAATCTAAACATCCAGCAGTATTTCCAGTGGAACTTCCTGAGTTTTTTATAAAAGCATTCACTAATGAAGGGCAAGTTGTGTTAGACCCGTTTATGGGGAGCGGGACAACTGCAATTGCAAGTGAGATGCTTGGGAGGAAATGGATTGGATTTGAAACTGAAGCAAAATATATTGAGATTGCAAACGAAAGACTTAGAGGGTACGCAAATTCTAAATAAAAGATCAATTTTATTTAGAATAAAAATAAAATATATGGAGGTTGTTTATTGAGTAAACTACGTGTAATGAGTCTTTTTAGTGGAATCGGTGCATTTGAAGCTGCGCTAAGAAACATTGGGGTCGAATATGAACTGGTTGGCTTTAGCGAAATTGATAAGTATGCCATTAAGTCATATTGTGCAATTCACAACGTTGATGAGCAGCTAAACTACGGTGATGTAAGTAAGATAGATAAAACGTTTTTGCCTGAATTTGATCTTTTAGTTGGAGGATCTCCTTGTCAAAGCTTTAGTGTAGCCGGGCATCGGAAAGGATTTGAAGATACAAGGGGGACGTTGTTTTTTCAATACATTGAAACTCTTAAGGAAAAGCAACCAAAGTTCTTTGTTTTTGAGAATGTTAAAGGGTTAATTAATCATGATAAAGGCAGCACCTTGAATGTGATGGCAGAAGCTTTTAGTGAGGTTGGTTACAGAATTGACCTAGAGCTGCTTAATTCAAAATTTTTCAATGTTCCTCAGAATCGTGAGCGTATATACATAATTGGAGTTCGAGAAGATCTAATTGAAAATGACGAATGGGTTTTGGAAAAGGGAAGGAACGATGTTTTAAGTAAGGGAAAAAAGAGATTAAAAGAATTAAATATAAAAAGTTTCAATTTTAAATGGTCTGCACAAGATATTGTTGGACAGAGATTGCGAGAAATTCTTGAGGAATATGTAGATGAGAAGTATTACTTAAGCGAAGAAAAAACATCTAAACTGATTGAACAAATTGAAAAACCAAAAGAAAAAGATGTGGTGTTTGTTGGTGGCATTAACGTAGGAAAGAGGTGGCTGAATAACGGAAAAACATATTCCAGAAACTTTAAACAAGGCAATAGAGTCTATGATTCAAATGGCATTGCAACAACTTTGACATCCCAATCGGTAGGTGGTCTTGGAGGGCAGATTTCGCTATACAAAGTGGAAGACCCGATCATGATTGGTCACATTGATCTAAAAGGACATGATGCAATTAAAAGAGTGTACTCGCCTGATGGGGTGTCACCAACATTAACAACTATGGGAGGAGGTCATAGAGAACCTAAAATTGCTGTTGAGTATGTTGGTAATATTAATCCTTCAGGAAAAGGAATGAATGGCCAGGTTTACAATTCAAATGGGCTAAGTCCAACTATAACAACAAATAAGGGTGAAGGGGTGAAAATTTCTGTGCCAAACCCTGAAATAAGACCCGTCTTAACTCCAGAAAGGGAAGAAAAAAGACAAAATGGCAGACGCTTTAAAGAAGACGATGAACCGGCCTTCACTGTTAATACAATTGATCGTCATGGTGTAGCAATTGGTGAATACCCAAAATACAGAATTAGAAAGCTCACTCCATTAGAATGTTGGAGGCTGCAAGCATTTGATGAAGAAGATTTTGAGAAAGCTTTATCAGTGGGAATTAGTAATTCGCAGTTGTACAAGCAAGCCGGCAATTCAATTACTGTAACTGTACTTGAGTCAATATTCAAGGAATTAATACATACATACGTTAATAAAGAATCTGAATAAAATTTGTCTTTTAAAGAGTAAAAATAAAATACAAGAGGTGAATCGATCCTGTGGTTAACTATCCAGAAAGTTTAAAAGAGGAAGCCGAAAAAATTAAAGATGAAGTAAGAAGCGGCAAATTAGACGAGGGGAAAATAAAAGCCATTGCTAAGTCTGCGGTTGAGTTTTTAAGATCTCAAGAAAAGAGTCATGCTCATTGTGCAGAAGTTGCCGGTGCAATTGCTGCAAACCTAGAAGAGTTTTTTAAGACTTACCTAAAAGAGGATTAATACAACAGGATAAAAAGAAAGGATAAAGGGATGTTTATTGAAAAGGTACTATGTTAGATGTAGGAATCACAAAGGCGAAAACGCGTCTTTGGTAATTGAAGCAACGTCTACAGAAGAGGCTAAACGGAAGGCATTAGACATACATAAGGTAAAGACTGTTTATAACGTGAGCACTGGGGAAGGTAAGGAGACAAATTACCTTCAGAGAAAACATTCGCCGTACATAAAGAATGACAACGGGAAAGCTATAATCATATTCTCGTAGAGGAGGTTTCGGGTAATTAGGGATATTGCCAGGGATATCATTAATAATGACGTTGATGAGATTGAGGAGATACTGGATAAGCTTTGGGTTTACTTAGAGAACAATTTAAGGCCAGAGGATGACCGTATATGGAAAAGGTGTGATTCGGATATTTTGGCTGCAACAGTAAAGCTAAGAAATTTAAAAGAAACTTTTTGAGAATAAAAATAAAATAGTTGTTGATTGTTCGAGAGAATGCGAGTATATTAGAAATATAGGAAGCGAGGTGATGCATTGGAGTGTGTTAAATGCAAGGATCACATAGGCGAGATCGTTTATTACATAAGAATATCCGACAACAAAGAATACAGGGAATTCCAGGTACATAAAGAATGCGGAGAAGCAATCAAGAAAGAATGCATTGAGAATTGTAAAGACATGAAATTAGAAAAGACGTTGGAATACTTGCAACTACTTTAAGAGTAAAAATAAAATATTACTTTTATCTAGAATGGAGAGATGTTAAATGAAACAAGAACAATGGGTAGTAGTGGTTAGACGTGATGGGGAGACAAATAAAGGCAGAGTGTACAACAACTTTGTCACAGGAGAAGATTTGATTTTTGATTCTCTGGAAGTGGCAGAAAAGTTGGCATTGAGGGTTGAAAAAGAAGGAAGAGGAATCTGGACATTAGTGGAACCGTATAGCAAGCATGTATTAACTGAAAAAGCTTTTGATGATAGCTTTGTGGCTACAATGAAAGCTAATCGCGAATCAACTCATGAGTAGATAAGGAGATAATCTGCGATGAATGTAATTTCATATTTGATACTGGGTCTGATCTTATTCGGATCAATATTCTTAGGCAATGGAATGGCATGTTTGGTTGAGAATAAGAACTTTAAAGAAGGCAAACCATTTTATCTTACGGTTTTCTTAATCGGAGGATGTTCACTCCTTCTCGGAGTTATTCTTACAGTGATATGAACAAGAGCAAGGAAAATGTTCAGAAGGAATATTCACAATTTCCCGGGCAAGCGCAGTATACGACAAATCAAAACAAATAATGAGGAGAGAATAATCATGAACAATGAAAAATGGGTAGTTGAGGTCTATGCAGGTAAAGAATTCGTTGGAAAGATGACTGGCTTAGATGGAAAGGTAGCAGTATTTAATAAAGGAGAGCAAGCAATGACTGCAGCCCAAGAACTGAAAGCAGGAGGCTCATTAGGAGTATGGTGCAAGCTTGCAAAACTGGATGAGTGTGAAAATATTGCAGCTAGTCATTAACATTCTTGAAATCACGGGTCTTTTGTTGATTGGAATAGTTTCACTAGATACATATGGAATTAAAAGGAGAATAAAAGCTCAAATAGCTCTAGGATTATTAGTTTTAGCTGGTTTGTTATTCTTGGCAGGTTTGGTTTTACTGATTATCAACAATGTCTAGATAAAATTCAATTTTTATGGTGAAAGGAGCAACTGAAATGCAGGATAAATTAACGTCAGCAATTCACTTTATTGAGGTCAATCGGGATGAAATGGGTGACAAGAAATCACTAAACATGCTTTTAAAAGCCTTAAAGAAAATCATCAATGAGGGAGAAAAATGAGGTTTCACATACTTGAAGAGAAACAAATGAGGGATATTGGTTTTACAGATCACGTGAAATCAAAGTGGTACTTCATAAAATCAATCCAGCCTAACATCACATTTAATTTAACAATACATAAAAACAGTCTCAAAGGTGAAATAGATATTTTAAATGAAAGATGTTTGCAACCATATGATTATCAGTACTACATGAATGCTTATACAAGAGAAAAACTTGAATTTCCACATATCATACATGATAAAGTCCAAGAAATTATGTCCTACTTAATTGAAGAGGGAATTATCTCAGATTACACATTAGGCAGTTACATTTAAGGAGGTGAATAAGTGGGACGCCATAAAGCAACATTTGAAGGTAAGGTAATTAAGAAAAGTTGGACATTAGACCTGTGTGATGCCCTTGTCCCAATTGAGAAGCAATGTAGATACCAGCCATTTTTTGAAGGGATCATTGACTTAGACCCAATTGAAATCGAAGGGAAAGTGTATATCCCAGGGTTTAACGAATACGTAGTCGTAACAGACAGGCAGCGCAATACAAAAAATGAATGGACATATCAGACTGACAAGGTAATTAAAACAATTGAAGATAAAGAAAGCCTTGAAAAAGCGATTCAAACACAAGATAAAATAGAGGAATTTAATCAGCAACTTAAACAAGAATATGAACGCTTTAAAGAGCAAGAAGAAAAACGTAAAACTTCCTGGTGGAAGAGGCTAATTAAAAAAGACTAAAGGAGAGATATTTATTGAATAAGGATACAAAAGATATTCGGAACGGTTTCTTTATCGGATCAGGTTCTCTGATTGTAGTTGGATTGCTCATTTTTGTTGAAGCATTGACTATGTCACTAGTTGTTTATTACGGATTAAATCATGTGTTAAATCCATTGCTTATTGATACATACAATATTCAAAATGTTCATGTTACTTTATCTCATTCATTTGTTATCGGTGTTTTACTTAATATATTTGTCAAAGGTGTAAAACAGTCAGATCAAGAAAGAAACGAGAATATCTTCAAGAAAGCAGGTAAGTCTTTACTGTATTCAGCTTTTGCATTGATTGTTCTGTATGTTAGTACATTGTTTATTTAACGAAGGAGGAATCTGAATATGATTAAATCGCAGCAAGTTAAAGTTTTTAGAGAGACGTTGCATTGTGATGAATGCGAGGAAGCTCCAGAGCTCGTGTTTGCAAATATGATGCTCACATCAAACCCACCGAAGTATCCGTTTCAATGTCCATTGTGCATGAAAAAAGTTTATATGCAAACAACTTATCCAAGGGTTAAATACGAATCAGTTGATTGAGATTTAATTAAAAGTTTTATTTTATAGAAATAAGGGGGAAGAGAATGCCAATAAATTTAAAGATTAGAAAGAACGAAGCAGATAAGCCGAAGGTGAAAGAGATAGAGGACGGGTACTTCATTAAAATAAATGATGCTCATGTATACATTGTTAGAACACTAGACAGAGAGTATGCCGCTAAAGATAAACATGAAGTTATACTTATCAATCTGAGTTCCTTTCAAATATCGCCATACAAGGATATGAAGGCATTAAAAAGCAGGTTGTCTGACAGAGGTAGCACAGTTGAAGTTATCAGACCTAAACAAGCAAACGTTAATATCGGTTTTGAGTGGAGAGAAGCTAAATGAAAGAGCTTTTGGAAACTGCATAAAAGGATGATTTTAAGGAGATGATTAGACATTAGTATAAGTCAAAGGAAGTCTCAACGTATTCGAGAAGCTCTGATAAATTCAAACACAACTGCTGAGGAAATTGGAATGGATAAGGCATTATCAGAAGTTCTCAATCTACTCAAGAGAAGAATTTTGGAGCTGGAATCTTTGTATTATCCAGAGTGGGAATATGAAAATGCAAAAGTGAAGCTTGAAGAGCTTAGAGAAATGGTGAATAGAATTAATGTACTTCGAGGAACCGGGAAGGATGAACAAAGTGAATTTGAAAATGCAGGAAGCGGTTTTACATCTCAGCAAATATGACAGCAGTTCAAAAAGTGCTCAAGATGCACAGAAGTTGTTGAATGCTTTGAAGGATACATACGAAGTAGTTGGTTGCTGGTTTAGACATTATAAAGGCGGTCTGTATAAGGTTATTGGAGAGGTCATTCACACTGAAACAGAAGAAAAGCTGGTTACATATGAAGACCAAGACGGATTACTTTGGGCAAGACCTAAAGAAATGTTCTTTGGAAATGTGGCTGTTGAAGGTAAAGAGATTAAGAGGTTCACAAAAATAAATTAAAAGGATGATGACAATGAATAAAAAACACGGACTTTATTGCATGGGAACACTTGTTGGCACTTATGATGATGCTATTGAGGCTCATAAAGATGCTGTGTACGCTCAAGAAGAAAGCGGAGTACCGCATGAGGTAAGAGAGATTGATGAAGTAGCTGATTTAAACGAATTTAAATTTAAGCTATCAGAAGAAGCTATTGCTGTAGTCAGCAATACTGTATACACAGCAAGAATGAATCATAATACTGAACAATTCGAAATAACTGACACTACAACCGACAGTACTCTTACTTATACAAAATCAGAAATAGACAAGTACATCAAAAACAATGTTTTGGTTTTAGTTTAAATAAAATCACAGCTTTATTCAAAATGAAATTAAAAAATAAGGAGATGTAAAATGGGGGCAGCTAGACGTATTGATCCAACTCAACAATATGTAAAAAAGAAGAACATTATTAGCTTTACAATAGCCGATGAGAACACTCATATTCATTTAGCTGATGGGCAATCTTTTCCTGTATTAAAAGGAGAGATTATTGCAACTGACCAACAGGGAAATCAATTTGTTGAATTAGAAAAGAATCTAGATGATTACGTTCCAGTTAAGAAGAGTTCCTTATATGAAAGTATGGCACAGGGCTACATGGAAATGGGCGACATTAATCGTGAGATATCAGAAGTATTTAATCATGTTGAAAATGAAGCTGAATGTGCAACTACAAGATTAATTACAGGAGCCTATAACGATTAGTGATCATTACATATGAGAGTAAAACTGGCAATGTAAGAAGGTTTGTAAAAGCGTTGCAACAAGAGTTAGACATTGAGGCAATTGAAATAACTGATGATACGATCATCACTCAAGAGTTCATACATATTACATATACGATAGGCTTTGGGGAAGTACCTGAAAGGACTTTGAGTTTTATCAATAAGAATAAAAATAAAATAAAAGGAGTTGCGGTGAGTGGTAACAAGGTTTGGGGTGATAACTATGGTTTAGCTGGGGACAAGCTTTCAGCAATGTTCCACGTACCATTGTTATTAAAGTTTGAACTAAGCGGAACAAAACAAGATTTGCAGAAGATTAATCGGGAGGTACAACTTATTGACAAACACAATACCAAAGTGGATCAAACTCAATAATGAGATCATGATTCAGAAAGACGGTAAGTTTCAATTTGAGAAGGATAAGGAGGCCGTGCACAGTTACTTTGTTGATTACATTAATCAAAATACAGTCTTTTTCCATGATTTAAAAGAGAAACTGGATTATCTGATTAAAAATGATTATTACGAAGAAGAATTCTTAAGTGAATACACATTTGAGCAGATTAAATCGATTTTTAAAATTGCTTACAGTTACAAATTCAGGTTCCCTTCTTTCATGAGTGCATTTAAGTTCTACAATGACTATGCATTGAAGACAAACGATAAAACAAAGATCCTGGAGAGATATGAGGATCGCGTCTCAATTGTAGCTTTGTATTGTGCAGATGGTGATTACGATAAGGCTATTGAGGAAGTACACGCAATGATGAAACAAGAGTATCAACCGGCAACACCTACTTTTCTTAATGCGGGACGTAAGCGAAGAGGCGAAATGGTGAGCTGTTTCTTGCTTGAAGTGGGAGACAGTTTAAACGACATTTCAAGAACGATCGATATTTCCATGCAGCTGTCTAAATTGGGCGGCGGTGTTGCATTGAACCTAAACAAACTAAGAGCCAAGGGTGAAGCAATTAAAGACGTAGAGAATGCAACTAAAGGCGTCGTAGGTGTTATGAAACTATTGGATAATGCGTTCCGCTACGCTGACCAAATGGGTTGATTTGGCCCCTTTCGTCAGAAATGGCGATCGAAAACCTCTTTAATTCATGGGAACTCCTCAGATGGTTTGGGTCAATCACAAGCCAAAATAAAGGGGGACAATCATGAGCGAAGCAAGACGACCGCATAACAAGTTAGATATTGATGAGAATTTTATTCGCGAAAATTATAGTTCAATGACTGCAAAAGAAATAGGAGAAAAATTGGGCGTTTCCAGAGAAGCAATTAATCACCGTGCAATAAAGATGGGGCTAAGGAAAACACAAATTCCCTTTGTTTTAATGAAGGGAGAGATAGTTACTCCAATTCCTGATTTCCCTGGGTACGGGATTACAAATCATAGCAGAGTGATTAATTTGAAAAAGAACACTGTTTTAAAGACTAAGATTGATGGTGAAGGATATGTAAAAGTGACCTTATATAAGGAAGGTAAGCAGGTTGGTAAACGAGTACATAGGTTAGTTGCACTCAATTTTATACCTAATCCTGAAAATTTGCCTTATGTAAATCATATCGACGGTAACAAAGCGAATCCAAAGCTCTCAAATTTAGAGTGGGTTACACCAAAAGGAAATGCTCAGCATGCTTTAAAACATGAACTGCTTTTGATTGGAGAAAAAAGCCCAAAGGCTAAAATTACTGAAATTCAAGCACTGTCAATTTTAAATGATTTTAAAAGTGGTAAGTCCATTAAAGAACTCTCTGAAATACATACATATGCGAGTAAAACAATCATTAAAAAAATCTGTTTGCGGCAAAAGTGGAAACACTTAGATCAAACGTCTTGAACGTGCAACGACTAGCCGAAAGGCGTAGGCTGCAAGCTATTGGCAGTCGAAACAGGAGGCACCCTTAGAGGGTGAAGATATAGTCTAACCTTCATGGTAACATGAAGCAGCCGTATGGCGAGGCGTGCTTAGCGAACACGTCTGAATGGTCTGCAAAGGCAAGGGTCTGGAGCAGCTTATCTAAATGTATTCCATCCAGATATTATTGATTTTCTCGATTAATTGGTAGTCGCCTGTTATAGCAATATGGCAGTGAAAACTTTGTGAACGCAAGCAAAAGCGGTGTCCTGATTCAGGGCTAACGGGGGAACCTCAGCACATAATGGTGGTGGCAATCCCGTGCCAAGCCGAGCACGAAAGGAGGTGAAACATTGAAGGCTGTATATAAAATAAGAAATATTAAAAACGACAAGTTCTACATAGGAAGTAGCGCAAATTTCAGGAAAAGGAAGACAGCGCATTTAGGATTACTAAAAGCTGGTTCACATCACAATAAGCCATTACAAGAAGACTTTAATACATATGGAGAGAATAATTTTCGATTTGAAGTTTTGTATCACTCTGATTGCATAAATCGTTTTGATCTATATAAAAAAGAACAAGAATTCCTATCCAATTCTGAAAAAGAACAGTTATACAATCTTTATGACAATGCATTTGGAATGTCTTACAAGGGAGAAAAAAATCCTATGTTTGGGAAGACTCATTCAGAGAAAGTTAGACGTAACTCATCCAAAATTAATTCAGGGAAAAAAAATTATTGGTACGACAAGCCTGAACATATGGAGAAAATGCGGAGCAAAATAAAGAAGCGTTTTGATGGAAGGAAGCACACTGAGGAAACTAAGCAAAAAATGTCTTTATCTCGTAAGGGAAGAAAGAAGACAAAAGAAACTTGTCTTAAGCTTAGTCTTAACAACGGAAATAGGGTCGGGATTATTGTAGACGGAGTTTACTATCATTCTATGTCAGAAGCAGGTAGGCGACTAAATATTAGTAGAAACACAATAAATAGTCGTGTAAACAACCCCAAATTCAAAAATTATTACAGGTGCTCGGAAGGTGTAGAGACTAATTGTAAGCCGGAGATTAGCGCCGGTTGAAGCGCAAAGCATCTTACTAAGATGAAGATATAGTCCAGCCCCCTTAGAAATAGGGGGATAGTTGACCAAAAAAATCTCAGCAGATGAAGATGTTCGAGTTAAAACACTGTCTATTGGTGTAGTGCTTCCTGATAAATTTATTGAATTGGCAAGAGAAGATAAGGATTTTTACATGCTCTATCCTCATTCAGTTTACAAAGAATATGGGCAGTATCTTGATGAGATGGATATCAACAAAATGTATGATGAGCTTGTTGAAAACCCTAAAGTTAGGAAAACAAAGGGCAATGCTCGAAAGTTGTTGGAGCAATTGGCCATTCTAAGAAGCGAATCTGGCTATCCTTATATCATGTTTGCTGACAATGTAAATAAAGTGCATCCAAATGAACATATTTCAAAAGTGAAGTTTTCTAATTTGTGTTAACTGTAGCACCTTCGGTCAGCAATGATCGTAGCAAACCCGTCTAAACGGTGAAACTCTATTCAATAGACAATACCGTGCTAAACCGCACCTTGCGGAAATGCCGAACGACTATCGAAACCACGTATACGCGTAAGGGAGTAGAGTACATCGCAAGCATATGGCGATGGAAACGGCGGGCGGCCTTATAGGTCGATGATATAGTCTATTCTTACGAGTGATCGTAAGCAGTTCATAAGAGAACGGACGAGAGTGTTGCGCCTTTCGTTGAATATTAAAGTCAGAGGTGCTCCAAGCGTCACAAGTGTCAGTTTATACAGATTACGATCAGGTAGATGAAATTGGCTTAGATATCTCTTGTAATCTTGGCTCAATGAACATTGTAAATGTAATGAGTAATCAATCAATTGCTTCAACAGTCAGAATAGCAATTGACTCACTGACAACTGTCACAAGGAAAACAAACATTGTAAATGCTCCAGCAGTTGCGAGAGCAAATACACTAATGCGATCAATTGGTCTTGGGCAGATGAATCTACATGGTTTTTTAGCTCAAAATAAAATTGCTTATGAAAGTGAAGAAGCTAAGGACTTTGCAAATACATACTTTATGATGGTTAACTTCTACTCCCTGCAACGTTCAATGGAAATTGCAAAAGAAACAGGGGAGACGTACTACAAGTTTCACGGATCAACTTACAAATCAGGCGAGTATTTTGATAAGTACGTGACAATTGATTATAGCCCTAAATATGAAAAGGTTAAAAGCCTGTTTGGAGATCAACATATTCCTAACATTGAAGATTGGATGAAGCTTAAAGAGGATGTTATGAAATATGGGTTGTATCATTCGTATAGGCAAGCTGTTGCACCTACAGGAAGCATCTCATATGTTCAATCATCTACGGCCGGTGTAATGCCTATTATGGAGAGAATTGAGGAACGTACATACGGAAACAGTAAGACATATTATCCAATGCCAGGTTTATCGGCTCAGAATTGGTTCTTTTATAAGGAAGCATACGACATGGATATGTTTAAGGTAGTTGATCTTATTGCAACAATTCAGCAGCACGTCGACCAAGGAATTTCTTTTACGTTGTTCTTAAAGGATACGATGACGACAAGAGACCTAAATAGAATAGATCTCTACGCTCATCATAAAGGAATTAAAACACTGTATTATGCAAGAACAAAGGATACGACTCAAGAAGGGTGTCTTAGTTGCGTTGTTTAAAGAATGAGTCTCGCTCTTCATCTGAAGGAGCTACTTTATAGGTGAATGTTCCATTATCATCGTTTATCTCAAATTCTGGCCAAGGTAACTTAGCGTATTCGTTTGCAATAGTGTTAGGATCTCCTTTTTTTATATATTCAAGACCAACGCGAGAACCGTTTCTAGGTTTTGGCTTAACAAGATACGACTTGGCAGACTCAAAGCAATGAATCATAAAAATAATAGATTTTTTCTCTTGGATGTTCATAGAGTCAATTTTAATTGGATAAATAACAGTATTACCGCAAGGAGTTTCAGAAGGTAGAGCTCCAGAAATAAACAATACAAAAACCTCTTTTCATTTTATTTATGATAATTATAGCAAATAACAGGGGAGGAAAATCTCATTAATAAAAAAATTCAGTATACAGCAGCAAACTGGTCAAAGCATGAAGATGATTTCACCCAAATGTTTTACAACCAAAACGTAAAGCAGTTTTGGCTTCCGGAAGAGATCGCATTAAACGGCGATCTTCTCACTTGGAAGTATCTTGGAACAAAGGAACAAGATACTTATATGAAAGTTTTAGCTGGGCTTACCTTATTAGACACAGAGCAGGGGAACACGGGCATGCCGATTGTGGCCGAGCACGTTGAGGGACATCAAAGAAAAGCAGTATTAAACTTTATGGCCATGATGGAAAACGCTGTCCATGCGAAGTCTTACAGCAACATCTTTCTAACTTTGGCTCCAACCGAGCAGATCAATGAAGTCTTTGAATGGGTGAAGCAGAATAAATACTTGCAGAAAAAAGCCCACACCGTCGTCGGACTGTACCGCGCCATAAAAAAAGATGATGAGATTTCGCTGTTTAAAGCGATGGTTGCTTCCGTCTATCTGGAAAGCTTCCTTTTCTACAGCGGTTTCTATTATCCGTTATATTTCTACGGACAAGGGAAGCTAATGAATAGCGGAGAAATAGTCAACCTTATTATCCGTGACGAGGCACTGCACGGCGTATACACTGGATTACTGGCTCAGGAAATCTATAGCAAACAAACTGAAATCAAGAAAAAAGAGCTGTATAAATGGACTATTGATTTGCTGCTCGACTTATATGAAAACGAGCTTGATTATACAACAGATTTATATGATCCAGTTGGGCTAACTCATGATGTAAAAAAGTTTATTCGCTATAACGCAAATAAAGCCTTAAATAATCTGGGATTCGACCACTATTTCCATGAAGAAGAAATTAATCCAGTAGTGTTGAACGGATTGAGTACAAAAACCAAGTCTATGGACTTCTTTAGTCAAAAAGGGAATTCTTACAGGAAGGCTACTGCTGAAGCCTTAAAAAATGAGGATTTTTATTTTGAGGATTGAAAAAGATCTGATCGGGAGCGTGTTCTCGAATAATCATGGTCAGAAATATAAGGTTCTACGGACAAATGGACAAAAGAAAAATGGAACAAAATTATTTAGAATACGATTCATAAAGACCGGATACGAACGGGACGTAGAAAAGATTGAAATTAAACGTGGAAAAATAAAAGACCGATATGAGCGCTCAGTGTTCGGAGTAGGGTATCTTGGTGATGTAAAGATGGTAGATGTGAAGAATGTATACTCCGTTTGGAAGGGGATGCTAGAACGGTGTTACGATGTCAGTTGCCCACAGTATTCTAACTATGGCGGTTCAGGGATTAGAGTTTGTGAGAGATGGCATTGTTTTAAGAATTTTCTAGAAGATGTTTCAAAGATAGAGGGATATGATGAGGATCTTTTCAATAAGCGAAAACTCTTTCTTGATAAAGACATGAAACAACAAAGAATACCGAAAAGTCAAAAGATTTATTCCCTAGAAACTTGTTGCTTTGTCACCAGGGAAATCAATAATGCATATCGAGATTTAACGAATGCTTGTTTGCACTTTATGGCCAAATCCCCTGATGGTGAAATTATACGAGTAGAGGGCCTTCGACCTTTTTCTAAAAAGTTCGGCTTGCACCGTGCAATAATACAGAAATGCTTACGAGGGGAGCGCTCGAACTACAATGGCTGGACTTTTAAACTAATTAAGAAATCTAATTGGAAAAATAAAAGTGCTTAAGTACTTTGAGGAGGTATCAGTATAATGAGAGTAATTAAATTAGAGCAGCCTAATTGCAATCCATGTAAAATGGTGTCCAATTACTTAGAACAAGCAAATATTCAATTTGAGACAGTTGACGTTACACAGGAACCAGAAGTGGCAGCTAGATTTGGTGTTATGGGAGTACCGGTAACCATTTTGCTGAATGATCAAGGAGAAGAAGTAAACCGAAGTATTGGTTTTAAGCCCAATGAACTTGATTTGTTATTAAAGGAATTACGATAAAAGGGTAATTTTAAACAAACTTAAATTTAAAGGAGCTAATAAATGTATTTCATTGAAACTCAAGAAGGATTAATTGGAAAAGAAGTTTCTTATGTTTGGGCAAATCAGTTTTGTGAACAAACAACAATTATTACTAAGGATGGAGGCGTGTTTATGGCTTGTCAACAAGATGACTGGGATGATGGCTATGAGACAAGGATTTTATACCCGCATGAAGCAAAGAAGATCTTACACCCTCTGAAAAGAGAATTACATGAAAAAGGTGTGATCGATGAAACAGAGTGGGAAGAGTATGAAAATTAGTTAAAAAAGAAGCAAGAGGCGGAAAGAGAAAAGTATCTCAAAGAGAAAGAAGAAAATGATCGTAAACTATATGAAGAGTTGATGGCAAAGTTCGAACAATAATGAGCTGTTTGTTTAACTGAAGAAGGTAATACAGGTACGTGCATACATTAAAAACTAAAGGAGTTAATACATAATGCAAATTAAAATCAAATATCTAGACGAAACTCAAACGAGAATTAGCAAAATTGAGAAAGGGGATTGGATTGATCTTCGAGCAGCTGAAGATGTAGCCATCAAAAAGGACGAATTTAAACTTATTCCGTTAGGAGTGGCAATGGAGCTGCCAGAAGGATATGAGGCCCATGTCGTCCCTCGTTCAAGCACATTTAAAAACTTCGGCATTATTGAAACAAACTCAATGGGTATTATTGATGAGTCCTACAAGGGAGACAATGATTTCTGGTTCTTTCCGGCTTATGCATTACGGGATACAGAAATTAAAAAAGGGGATCGTATCTGTCAGTTCAGAATTATGAAGAAGATGCCTGAAGTTGAATTGATAGAGGTAGATCATCTAGGTAACGATGATCGCGGTGGGCACGGATCGACTGGAACTAAGTAATACAAGTCAAGTCCTGACTGAGGTCTAATGATGTATGTCTATCCAGTGGAGGGTCGCAGTCAGGACTCTTTATAAATTACCCTGTTATTAAGATTAAGATTTTGCTTCTTGTTTGGCATTATCGCAATACAATTGGTAAAGCTCTGAATCCTCCCAGCCATTAAAGTCTTTTTGCTCGGGAATATATGCGGAAATATTAACTTGCTGACCTTTATTGGTATAGTTTGATGCAAATTCATCCATCTCCGTATAAATAATGACCTTCTTAAATGGAGAAGTAGGTGAGATTGCATTTTTAATTACTTCTAAAATTCTACTAACACCAGTTTTATTTGGTTGAAGTGTTTCTTTTAGCAACGAAACAACTTCTTCAATGCAATTGATGGCAGATGTGCTTTTATGTTTTAAGTTGTCATAAACATGAAGAATTTCCTTGTCCATTTCATATGTGTAGGTAAACTCGCTCTTGCTATGGAAACCTACATTTTTAATGGAACCTTGAATAATAGGATGTTGAGTAATGCTCATTAAATATTACCACCTTTTCGTATATTGAGAATTTTAAGACAAGTATATTATACCAGTAATCAGGAAAAAGGGCTAAATAAAAGAAGACTTTTATCTAAAACAATAAGGAGGAAAAACATGAATAAACGGACAGAATACTTAAATCCAAATGAACAGATTGCCTTCTTTTTTAAAAGAAGCGGTTATTTAGATGATTATCATGGAGACTTAAAAAATCTTAAGCTTGGACATGTGTCTTATGATGAAAGTGTTAACGAAGAATTTGATTATAAACTGACTGCAAATAGCACACATGATGGGACTCTGTTATTTGAAATTCAAACCATTGAAGAAGCTCTAATTAAATTGATAAATCGAAAAACATACTGTCCAAACACTTTTCCGGTTGATAAAAAAATCGAAGAACTTAGAGACATTAGCTATGTAGTTGGTGACATTGAGCTGGTGAATGATTTTTATAGAGCTAAGCAGAAAACTGCAGTCTCAATCCCAGTTGTGTGCAACTATGTGTTTTAGATAAAATTCCATTGATTATATGAGACAGAATCAAATTAAAGCAAAAAGGGGCAAAGGAAAAATGAACAAACTCGATCAGAAACAAAAAACAGACCTGGGAAGACAGCTAACAGATAAGCTCGCTGAAGTTTTAGAAATTGTTGAAAGGTTTAGCAATCATGGATAAACACATAGAGAAAATAAAAGCCCATCTAAAAGAAATAGAAAATCTTAAACAAGGCCTCCAATTATTCAGCGAGGATGAAGAAGAACATATAAGCTTACTAGCTAAGATTCAACATCAGTTTGATTTAATTTCAGATGAATCAATGGAAGGGTTTAAAGAATTAACTTTACATATAAGAAATACAGGTCAGAAAAGAATACAACGAGGAATTGACCAGCTACCTCAGACAATCAAAGAAAGTGTTAGTGAAGACATCAAAGACATGAAGAGAGCTGGAGAGTTGTTTGATTAGTTTTAGTTATTTATAGAATAAAAATAAAATAAGGGGATGTATTAGAATTACATACTTTACGTTATTACTTGCAGCATACTTATTTGCACTAAATATTAATGAAATTAGATTAATTACACGAGGAGATCAGAACGTATACGCTAAAGTTACGCATATGCTTTCTAACTCACCGTATAAAGAACTGAAGAAAAATAAGAACTTAGTATATGCCATTACATTGTTCAAGGGGATTTCGTTCATTATCCCCTTGGCTACTATTGGACTGATCACGCACGGTAACTTGCTAATGTTAGCTTGGACAGCCTTTGCTTTAATCTATACCGGTTTAACAATGTTTAAAATTCTTGATGTTTTGGAAGGTGACTCAAACAATAAACAAAACAAGTTTGTGTACATGCTATTTGTTTGCGGTAATATTATCTTCGTGATTAACTTTATTATTGGTCGTTTCATTTAAGCGTCTAATTCATGAAACGGTTCGAGCCATTTAAGTCCAGGTCTAGAGGGATGTCTTGGCGAATTCTTAACTGTGAGAAGCCTGTTGTAATGGGTTTTGATAACAAATGCCTCGTCTTTATTTATTCCTTTTAGGAGCTGTTTAACATTTTGGCATTGTTTATTAAAACTTCGTTTATCGAATCGTTTTGGACAATCACCCCAAGCAAAGATTACCTTTTTAGATTCTTTGGCTAAATTGGCTATAATTTGATGATTAGTCTTAACGGTAGCTTCATACAGGCTCCTGTTCTCTTTTTGAAGCTTATGAATTATTGAGGATAATTCCGCTGAATTTGTTTCGTAAAAAGGATAGAGATTGACAATATGAATGGATCCAACTTCATTTAATGAGTGGCTAAAATTACACAACTTAGTTATAGTGAGGTCGGATACTTCTTTGTCAGCAATACTTGGATTTAACATAATAAACACATATGAAGAATCTAAATTATTGTTAAGCTTTATTGATAAACAATATCTTGCTTCAATTGAGTCTGTTAATCTTTCAGTTTTACAGTCCAGTACTTCTTTAACCACTGCTGGCTTGTATTTGTAAATAGACAAAAAGATCACCTCTTTCCATTATGTAGGCAAGAATATTTTACCAAACGATGGAATTGAAAGGAAGGAAATTATGAGTCAATTTGATATGCAGTACAACACAATCATAAATGACATTATTAATAATGGGGCATCAGACGAAGAATTCGATGTCAGAACCAAGTGGGATACAGATGGAACACCAGCACATACACTAAGTGTAATCAGTAAACAAATGCGGTTTGATAATTCCGAAATACCAATTTTAACGACTAAAAAAGTCGCCTGGAAAACGGCAATCAAGGAACTGCTTTGGATATGGCAATGTAAATCAAATGATGTTAATGAGTTAAACAAGATGGGCGTACATATTTGGGATCAATGGAAACAAGAAGACGGTACGATCGGCAAAGCATATGGATATCAGCTTGGTAAGAAGAACAGAATGCTAAACGGTGAGAAAGTTGACCAGGTTGACTATCTTATTCATCAGTTGAAAAATAATCCATCATCACGCAGACATATTACAACGCTTTGGAATCCTGATGAATTAGACTCTATGGCATTGACGCCCTGTGTTTATGGCACTCAATGGCTTGTAAAAGGCGGGAAGTTGCATTTAGAAGTTTTCTGTCGCAGTAATGATCTCGCGCTCGGGAATCCGTTTAATGTATTCCAGTACAATGTATTGCAGCGTATGATTGCTCAAGTTACTGGATATGAGCTAGGTGAGTATATCTTCAATATTGGAGACTGTCACGTGTACACTCGTCATATAGACAATTTAAAAATTCAAATGGACAGAGAGCAATATGAAGCACCTGAACTATGGATCAATCCAAACGTAAAAGACTTTTATGATTTCACAATTGATGATTTCAAATTGATTAATTATAAACATGGAGACAAGCTTTACTTTGAGGTAGCAGTATAATGCTATCTCTTATTGCTTGCTGCGACAAATCAATGGCCATCGGGTATGAGAATAATTTGCTGTACAATATTCCTGAAGACATGAAACGTTTTAAAGAACTCACTACAGGAAAGCTGTGTATACAGGGAAGGCTTACATACGAATCAATCGTAAACATTACAGGAAAACCACTTCAGAACCGAAGGAATATCATACTGACTAAAAATAAGGATTTCAAGCCTGATCACTCTTCATTCGTTTATCATTCGGTTGACGATGTGTTGAAGCTTATACGTGGTCAACTGGATACAAATGAAGAAGTAATGGTAATTGGAGGAGGCGCTATATACGAGGCATTCTTACCACATGCTGATAAGGTTTATTTGACGATTGTTGATTCAGTTGCTGAGAAGGCAGATTCATATTTTCCCAGGTTAAATGACGATTGGAGAGTAATTGAAAAGGATCACAAAAAAGTAGACAACAATACCACATTTAATTATTCATTTGTGACTTACTCAAAATAATTTAAGGATAAAAATAAAATAGTTATAGACTTTTGAGAAGTTGAATGATAAGATAAAGACAAGTTAAAAGCTTGTCTTTTTTTTACATACTTTAAGAATAAAAATAAAATAATATATAGGAGTGACGATATGAAAACTGCAAAAGATTATCTTGTTTCCATTTCCAAACCTCTTGTTGCAATTGAGGAGACTAAACAACGACTTCAAAATGAAATTGATAACCTTTATAAAGAGCTGGGGAAAGTTGATAAAGAGCTGGGGAAAGTTGATAAAGAGCTCAATGAATTTTATCACAAGTTAGAAGAGGCAAAATTTAATGCTTCAGAGGGATATCATCTTTCGTTAAAAGGTCAAAAGATATTGAGAAAGCGAAGAAGCTTAAAACAAGAGCTCCAATTATTGAACACACTTTTCGGAAGCTTAAACAATAATGGATGGACTCTTGAATCACTGAAAATTGCAGAGTATAGAATTAGCAAAAAGAAAAACAAGCATTTAAAGTATGAATCGGTTTAAAGACATAATCCACATTCATACTGTGAATACATATTGAATCCTTATAAGGAGGTGATTGATTGCAACAAAAAGAGCGAGAATTGTTGTCAAAGAAAAAACAGCTTGAAATTGATGTTTTAGAAAAGGAAGCATCTTTACTCCGGCTAGAAGTGGAACAAGAAGATTCCAATCTCCACAAAATTGGGGAGATCGGAGTACTTAAAGATTTTCTTTTATACATAAAGAAATACAGAGTAATGTTTACTGTGCAACAAGCAGAAGAATTTAGAAATATGGATGACCGAATGAAAGAAATCATCAAAGTCCATCATGGACAAGTATTGGTTGATGAAGAAGCTTTAGAGAGATTTATTGAGGAAATTGAGAATCAAATTAATTTAATTGAAAGTGGAGGAGATGAGAAGAGCGGCGAGGATGATGCGTGGTTCTAGTGCGCCCGGCGGCTGGACGCCAAGAATTAGCGTCCAAGAAGAGCGAAAATAGGCTTTCTGAATGCGAAAACAAATGCCGCTGTAAGAGCGATAACTACTTTATCTTCGGTTGATATTTTCATGAATCGAACCTCCTTTCGGTAACTCAGGTATATTGTACCACATAAATACGAATGTGTGTTCGATTTTTTATAAAAATTTCGGGAGGGATTGCGTAATGGTATGTCGTTTATGTGAGGAACGCGGAAAAACGTGGGAAGGCTCCGATCCGATATGTGCATTTGAAAATGGCGTGTTTTCGCCGGATAACTGGGCGTGCGCAACGATGGGTAAACTGCGCAGATTATCGGAGGAACTCGGACATTCTGACCGTGATGATGATTCTTGCGGATCAATAGGATACGTACCTTTAAGTGATAATTATGCGTCGGATACTTACAACGATTACGGAGGCTATATCGTAATGATGTGGTACAAAGAGCGTGGAAAGGTCGGTAACGCACTATTTATGACCGACGAAAACACGGTACCATTGACGATTGAGCACGCAGAAATCGCGATTAAGACGGCTGAGAGGTGGTTGCGTAATGGTTGAAACGAAAGAGTATGTGAGGATTAAGAAGGCGTCCTATAGATCGTTATGGTATGCAGATAAGATAGGTCGAATTTTCCCATCGTTAGGAACGTGGGAGAACGCGTATAAGGTCGATAGTCCGGATAGGGCGTTGTATATTCGAAAAGAGGATGCTGAGCTTATCATCACTGAAAATCGTCGCCCCAAAACCGACGAGCGAGTGTTAATCACAGAAGGACTATCGTCATCAGGCGACTATAAGACTGGCGATATCTGCACGGTACGAAGAGTAGTAGACATCTACGGTACGATTACCGTGAAAGAACACTCTAATTTTGTAATAGCAAGGGAATACGAAGTTATCGTCAATAGCGAAGTTAAAAACGAGGAGGAGATAGGAATGGAAAACGTAAATCAAACGGTAATCAATAATGCGAATACGGTATTTGAAAAGAAGGACGATAAATATTTCGGTTATAAATCTCGTTTTGGAGATATCGTTATTGGCGGATCATATTGGGACATTCTATGGAGAATTACGATATTTTTACCGAAGCATTGTCTGTAACGTAGAGTTCGTTATTAATAAAAAGAAAAGTACTGTTGTCGCTCTCCTTAAATCGGTAGGAAGGGGCACAGTGAAGTCGAAAGGAATCGCCAAAGCCGCACCATCCGACTGTTTCAACGTTCACATTGGTAAAGCAATCGCGCTAAGACGTGCGCTAGGCTTGGCGGTGCCTGACGAATACTTGAACGCTCCGCAGCCGACTGAGGTTCGTGTGGGCGATTTTATATCGGATGATAGCGGGGTTCACAAAGCACTAGTTATTGAAGACGACAGTTGGCCGCCTTTTTCCGGCGGTGCAGCAATATACTTGAAAGATGCGCGTAAATACGGCTATAAAATCATCGACGACTCACGCGAAGAGGCGGGCGGTGAGTGACGTATCATAGCCGCCTGAAGACGACGGTGTTTAAAAAGTATAGCGGATATGATTGGACTTACGACGGAATGTTTGAAAAAACAAGAGTGAAAGGCAGTGATAAAAGAAAACGATCACTTTTAAATTAATATAAAATCTGTATTTTAAAGAGAAGGATAGTGAGCTATGGAGAAAATCAATGGCAGGTATAGGATTAAAACACCTTGTCCAAAGGGAATTTCAGGATGTGCTGTTTGTCATTATTTATGGATAGACGAAGATGCGTACGACCAGATTTTCGATTGTTATTATGATTATTATGGCAAAAAACCAGACCCAGCATCTATTGTTCAAATACATAAACACCTGCCGAAAGATATTCATTTGTTAGCAGAAGAGTGGGGATGGCATGACACAGAGGTCAGAGAAAAAATTTATAAATGGTTGAGAGAAGAGATGATCTGGGTGTTCGGGTTTGGGAAAGGAGTATAAAAATAGAGGGGATTAACCCCTCATACATTAATGAAATTGGCCATTCATACTTTGTTGAGCTAAACGTACTAAACGTTTTGTGATCTCTCCACCTACTGATCCGTTTGCTCTACTTGTTGTCTCAGGCCCTAAGTTCACACCGAACTCAGAAGCAATTTCATACTTCATTTGTTCAAGAGCACCAGCAGCTTGAGGCACAAGTAATTCATTGCTGTTGTTTGATCTGTTTTGTTTAGCCATATGATCATCTCCTAAAGTAGTATGTAAACAAGTTTGTACAATTGTATTGTGTGGAGATGTTTTGAAAATATACACATTAAATTTGAAGTGAGGTGATTTAAATGTCAATTGGTCATGGAGCATGAGTTAACACGTACTTAAACAAAGAAGGGGGATAAAATGAAAATTGATTATGTTTCAGATCTGCATATTAATCACTGGATCCCTTGGAACAATAACCAAATCAAGTGGGAAAAGCGAACAAGGGAGATTGTTAGAAGGTTAATATCGAATGGAAATGGTGAGGTATTAATCATTGCCGGTGACTTTACTGAGTGGAATCAACAGACACTGTGGGTACTTGATGAAGTAGCAAAGCAGTATGAAAAGGTTTACTTCACATATGGTAATCATGATCTTTATTTACTCAGTAAAAATCAGCAACGAAAATATTCCGATTCACTGGGAAGGGTGAATGATTTAATTCAGAAGGCTACAGACATCAATAATGTCACTCCATTAATAAAGTCTACGGATACATACAAAGGGAAAGTCTTTGCAGGAGATGTTATGTGGTATCTTCCAAAAGGAAATGAAGGATGGGATTTCTTCAAAGGTGTCTCTAATGATTCAAACTATATCAGCCTTAATGGATACAGCAAAGAAGATGGGGTACGAGCAATGTGGAAAGAATCAATGGACTGGTATGACACTCTTGAAAACTCTGATATTGATGTATTTGTATCTCATGTCCCACCTGTTCACAATCCTTATTCTCCGTTTGAGCCTAACAGCTGCTATATGGTCGATTTGCCATTTATTAATGCTGAACATTGGGTTTGTGGACACGATCATTTACAAGCTGAGTTTTATAAAGAAGGAACGAGCTTTCACATGAACTGCATTGGATATCCATATGACTATGATATGTATCCTAGAGTAAATGAGATACCAGGTAAGCAAGTTGATACGTATAAAACGTTTGAACTGAAGACATTTGAAATCAAATGAAATGAAATTCTAATTTTATACTGAAGGAGAATAATATAATATGACAAAAGAAAATAGAAACTTAATTATACTTGAATCAGAAAGAGAACAGGCTAAACTGCGATTAGAAAATCAAATTTCAAGTATTCGTAACATGTTAGATAATTTAGAATCAAAGTTAAAAAACAATCAGCAATTATATATCTCGGATGGATTACAGGGAAATGGCACTAATATTGACAAACACATCGCACAATTAGCAACCTATGATAGAGCGATTGAACTTTTTAATAGGCAATTTTCGGAGAATGAATAAAATGTTGATTCTATATAGAAAGGATGATTAAGTGCATTTGGATAAATGGTGGGGAGTTACCCTTAGCGGAGATGAGAAAGCTGTCAAGGCTTTAAGTGAACTTATGGATATCAACAAAGCACTGTTCGAGAATCTCTACAAAGTGCAAGCCGACACAATTGAAGAACATGTAAAAAAATTATATGAACAGGTTCCAGAGTATGAAAAGAAATTCTTGAAGTTTGTCAATGAGCAGTTACCTAATTTGAAGAGGTATTTACAATACGAGCTACCCTATAATCCTCACCTGATATGCAGCATCCAATATGATATTTACATATCAGGTGCCGAAATTGATTGCGAATACCCACATGATGCTAGGGATTGCATTATTACTTTCTTTCAACGGATACCAGAAATAATCGGTTCATACAAGGAGGAATTAGATGAAGAATACAGAGTTTAAGGTAACAAGTTTATTAGAGGAGTATAAACGAAGAGATGAGGAACGTAGGGAATTCATCATTCATGAAGGCTACACAGCTATCGAAGAGATCATTAAAGAAGTGAACCAAAGAGGATCACTAAATGAAGCAGATATTTATTATGGAACACCTAAACCACAGTTAAGTTTCTCGGACATTGAATTAGGCTACATGCTTACTTCAATGATGGAATATGCGACAAATCATGTAGGAAATCCAGTTGATGAGGAATGTGAACTTGAAAATAAACTGGCTTACTTTGAGTATAAGGACGAGATAATTCAGATTTTTGAAGTGTATGGCCAAGGTACTGACAGCTGGTTTTCTAAACCTAGTGAAGATACCATTGAAAGATTGAATAACACAGCTTACGGAGTGTATTTGATCCAGTTCGAGGATTTCATTAATTACACTAAAAATAAAGATATTGAGAGTGAAAAGCTGTCCCCAAGCAGCACGATCTTAAATGACATTACTAGTGGTTACACAGTCGAAAGAGGTTCTAAGTAGATGATTGTAACAGCTTGGGTTTTGTTAATTGCATTTGGTCTAGTTGTGTTAGGTGATTGGGATTCAGAAGGCAATATGAAGTTGATGGTATGGGTTGGAATAGCTAAGTTTATTTCAATGATTATTGTAGCAGTTGCTGCTGGAGTAATTTGGGGAGGATTGTTTCAATGAAAAAAGTTTTTAAATGTCGTACTTTTCCTAAAGAAGATAAAGTTATTTTCGAGAAAGGAAGAGACCATGTTTTAATGACTATTGAAGACAAGAAGTACAGTAAGAAAGTGTCGATTTGTTTGAATACCGATGACATAAATAAAATTAAAGAATTTTTAGGGGGTTAGTTTTATTAAACTTAAAGCAGTCAAGAAACCTAAGCTATCTAAAAATAAGTTTTCCAATTTAACTGAAAATGATTGGAAAGAAGCCAATGAACAAACGAAAAAGGATCGTGGGATTTCTGGACTTACTTATCGTGACATTTTCAAGAACAGAGAATTCTAAATAAAATCGGTCTTCTATTTAGAGTAAAAATAAAATTAGATGATTAGAGGTGGAGGATAATAGCTGAAGAACATAAAACAATTCAAATACTGTTCAACAAAATGGAAAGACAAATGGGTACGGTGAAAGAAGCTCTCGAGAACAAAGAATACGAAAGAGCCCACCGTAACCTAATCAACCTTTCGGATAATAAGGAAGAATTGATGCAGGAAATCAGATGGGCTCGAAAAGGAATTAAGATTTAACTTTTCTTCTTGCTTCATGGTTCCATTCGTACAGCTCTTCAATTGAGCAACCAATGGCATCAGCAAAAGTCATGCCTGTAGCTAAATTCATATTTGCTTTGGCTCCACTTATATAATCGTGGATACGTTGTCTCGGATATCCTGTGCGTTTGAAAAGGTCATCAACTGTGAGGTCATATTCAAACATTAATTCATTTAAACGAGGGCGTAGGGGTGTCCATTGCTTCATTTCGTACACTTCTTTCAATATTAATTAACATAAAACAGTGTAACAAAGGTTTATTTTAATATCAATTTTGGTTTCAATATTTTAGGAGAGTGATTGATTGGGAGGTACAAACCAAGGCAAGGTTTTTGAAGCAAATATAGAAAAATCAGCTGCAGATCAAAAGCTGTTCTTCTATAGAATTAAAGATGTTAACCCAATGTTTTTGAAAAGGGGAGCAGCTGTATCAAAAAACAAATACGATTGCTTCCTGCACTTTAAAGGATGCTTATTTCCTTTTGAACTTAAATCAACAAAGAACAAGTCTGTATCCTTCAGTGAAAAGATCATCAAGCCACAACAGATTAAACACTTAAAAGAGGCAGCGCAATATCCAAACATAATTCCTGGTTTTCTATTTCAGTTTAGAGAGCCGGAAAACAAAGTTTATTTCGTACATATTAATGATTTCCTTACATATAAGAACATAGCTGAAAAACAATTGAAACATACATATAGGAATAAAGTAAACAAATCCAGTATCCCGATCTCCATATGTGAAGAGATCGGCACAGAAGTCCGTTCGATGAAGAAAAAAGTTAACTATACATATTACTTGAACAAGCTTTGCGATGATTTGATTAAAAAAGAACAGCAGAGTGTGAGCGCTGTATGAGTGAATTCGTTAAATCATCGTCAAAGCAATCGTTTGAAATAGAAAAATATCGTATAACGATTGAAAGCATGAATCAACCATCGGCTGATGCAATTAAGAAAGTGAATCTAAAAGTGAATGAAGTAATGTCTAATTTATTAGCAAAAGAAAAGAGCCATTAA